GCGTGATTAATGGTTAGATTTTGCACTTGCGCGATTTGGACGTTGCAGTCAAGCGCAAAGCAGTTGATTTTTGCGGGGCAGAAAGGGGAGCGCAAGTGAGCGTGCTGTCGAAAGAAGAAACGGATGACCTGCGTGAAGATAATCTGTTCAAAATGTACTGGACTCGCAGGCTCAGGGAAGACCTTTTAGATACGATTGATGCTCTTCGCAAGCAACTTGTTGAACTTGGGAGAAATACATGAACTTGGGTGCATTTCTTATCGGAGTTTTTGTGGGGCTAGTTTTATCGTGCGGCCTAGCGTTAGTTATTCTCGCCCTGATTGGAGCGGGGCAGAAAGGGGAAAAGGGAAAATGAGCACACTACAAAATCTTCCGCGTTGTCCAAGCTGTAAGAGTGCATGGATAGTTAGGCAGACTCGCGGTACCTTGCCAGAGGACTGGCACTGTGAACATTGCGGGCATAACTTCGATGAGCCATTGAAGGAAATTACAGAGCCTCCAACCAGCGAGCCGCCACAGTTTCCATCAAAGGGGACTCTGGAAGCCGATATTCACGAATTGCGAGGTCACTCTTTCGTCAGTTACAGCCTGCGAGAGAAGGTGCTGCGCGTATGCAAAGTAGCAGAAGAATCGAGCCACGCAGCGTCATCCCATACAGTGGCAAAGGCGCGATTAGAAGAAGCAAAGTGGTGGGCGGATTACCACAACGGTTCTTGGGCTGGAAAGGGATGTGAACAATGTAAGCGAATCGCTGCGCTGGAGGCTGCCTTATCTGGCGCGGAGCAGGGAGGGCACAAGTGATAATTTTAATCGTACCTTTTCTACTTCTCGCATTCTTCGCCTACCTGGATTATCGCAGGGACGTGAAGAGTATGGAGATGCGTAAATCGCGGCGCACCGGGACACAGCAGGCGGGCGAGCGGTGAGATTCGACCCTGCCAAGATTAAAGAGTACGAAGGCGCTACTAGAGACGGCCCGCGAGAAGTGGATATTATACTTAGTGCTGACCTTAGAGCCTTACATCTCGGATGCGTAGAGAGGGAGGTGCGCTTTCATGCCATCAGAAAATGGACATTCGACTTTGCAATCAGAAAGGTGCATCTCGCTTGCGAAATTGAAGGAGCAGTCTGGACAATGGGAAGGCATACCCGAGGAAGTGGTTTCGTTGCAGATTGCGTTAAATACAATAATGCAACTGCGCTGGGATGGACTGTGTTTCGTTTCCCGACGCAAGCTATCCTGGTGGGAGAGGCTCGTGAGATTCTTTTACTTTGGAAGAAGAACGCGCTTGACAATCAGGTAAAGACTGTATCAAGATAGCCGCGACTAGAGAGCAACACGCGGCTCACCAGGCGTTCTGGTGCACCCAATCGATTGAAAGCTAACGCACGCCTATGCATCTTAGCTTACGGGTCATCTGGACATATTGGGCCTTCGCAATGCTCTTCCTTACCTCCGCACTCGCATTATTCTCCTGGACGTGTGAAAGAGATGATAGCAAGAGGTGAATTACGAGAATCGAACGGGGTATTTCGCAAGACTTTAAGACATGCAGATAGGTTGACTTGGGCACCGCGCATAAGCGGGCTTTACGGCCCCACGGTGATGCAGAGCGTATGAGCGAAACACAGACAAATCTCTCTGGTATCAATGAAAATAGCCTACGCAACCTCATTCCCTATAAGCCCGGACAATCTGGCAATCCTTCAGGACGCCCCAAGAAGAAGCCTCTCACTGAAGCACTGGAAGCTGAGTTAACTCCTGAGGTTTGTAAGCGCATAGCTCAGAAGTTCGTATTGGCTGCCGAGATAGGTAGTGTTCCTCACTTCGAGCAGGTAATCAATCGCGTAGAAGGTAAAGCAGACTCAGGAGACGGTGAAGGGTCAGGCAATGTCTCTATTACCATCCGACTCGACGTACCGCGCCCAACAGTACTGGGGCAGACGGTATCTCTCAAAGCGCAAGATGACAACGCCGGTTGATGCAGCAATACTCGCGGAGATTGGTCTGCTATACCTGCGGAATAAGAATCTTGAGTCGCAGCTCGCCAGCGCAAAGCATTATGTCGAGAAGGCGGAAAAGACCGCTTATCCTAATGGTTGCCAAGTTGCGGTCCCGCCGTATTGGGATAGGACAATAGAGGCAACGACTGAGACATGCCATCGACCACTGCCTTGCATAGTTCACGATGCCAGTTGAAGTAAGCACGGAGGAAATACGAGTAAGCAGCGTTTACCAGCCGTGGCCGAAGCAAGCAGTCTTCCACAGCAGCCCGGCACGTTTCCGTTTATTTGGTGGAGCGCAGGGACCTGGGAAATCATTGGCCTTACTATGGGAAGCGATACTCCACTGTTTGCAATATCCTGGCTCGAACGCGCTCTTGCTGAGGCGCACATGTCCAGAATTAGACAGCACGCTAATCGACCATTTCCAGAAGCACGTACTGGGCAAGATACCTGACACTGCAGCATGGAGGGGAACATTTGGAGGTCGTAAGTCGTTCAATCAGACGGCAAGATTACACCGCTTTCCTAATGGCAGTGTATTACGTTTTGGGTATTGTGAACGTTTTTCACATGTCTACAATTACGATGGAGCCGAGTACGTATTCATTGGATTTGATGAGCTTACACAATTTCCTTTTCGCATCTGGGAACATCTTCGCCTCAGGAACCGCTGCCCTGTCCCCGGCGCACGTCCATGTATGGCAGGAGCAACCAATCCTGGCGGTGAAAACTCCGAATGGGTAAAAGCCCTGTGGATAGACCGCAAGCCATTCATGGGCATGGAAGCGTACCAGTATGACCCAGGGGACTATGAGTTCATTCCGGCTTCCGTGTGGGACAACCCTATCTTTGCAAACGATGCTGAGTACCTCAAGAACCTCCAGCAGATGTCGCCCGCGTTGCGAGCCCAGAGACTTGAGGGAAGGTGGGATAAATTTGAAGGACAGTTCTTTTCTAACTTTCATCCTCTGCGTCATGTGTGGGACACTCGAAATAACCCGTTCAGAATCCCCGTATGGTGGCCCAAATGGATTGGAATTGACTGGGGCTTCGCGCATCACAGCTCTATCGGCTGGTACACGACAGGCAATGTTACGATGGGCAAAGAGGTTCGCAAGGTCAATCTCAAATATCGTGAGCTTGTCACCAAGGAAAAGACAGCAGAGCAGCTTGCCGAGATGATAGCCACGATGACGGAAGGCGAAGTGATTAGCTCTATCTACCTGAGCCCAGACGCTTTCGCTCGCAAGGATAACTTCCGCACAGTAGCCATTCAGATGTCAGAAGCCCTACAGAAGCATGGTTTACCCTTCTGCGCTGCTGCGGATAACGACCGAGTAGGAGGCTGGAACCTGATGTACCAGCTAATCGAGATGGACGACTTCATGGTGTTCGATACCTGCCCTTATACGATTAACGCTATTCCCGCGGTGATGCGCGACCCTGAGCACCTTGAGGACGTGAAGAAGTCGGAGTCTATTGCCGATGACATCTGCGACGAGACGCGGTACGCACTGAAGAGCTATTTGCAGCCGCGTAATATCCCTGCCGAGATTGTGTACCAGGAGAAGCTGGCAGCGATTGCTGACCCGACAAGCAAGGTGTTCTTCGCGTATCGCCATTTAATGGAGCAACAAGCTGATGGCCCTGTGAAGATGAACTCTAAGCCAAGATGGGCGGTGAATCAGTGACGGTACAGAACCTTAGAGACTTCCTACGCATCCTGTTCCGCTCTACGGCAACACGCCTGCGCGAAGAACGCATTGCAGACCTTGAGCAGCAGCGGGATTACTTCAAGGGACGGGCAGAGCGGCTAGAGCTAATGATGATGAGGCCAGGACTTCTGAGTACTCCGTCTAGACCTGAGCCAGACGCACAGACTTTTCGACCTTCCAGGCCCAGCCTTGCGCAGTTGCAGCAAGAACTAACCGAACGTGAAACTCAACAGGAAAAGGAGAACTAGCTATGGCAGCGATAATTGCAAACGTATCAGGGGTGAACACGGAACGCATCGTGCTGACCTCGAATAGCTCGCTACAGATTATCGGGGGCTATGACGGACAGTTGCTGAACCTGATTATCCAGCAGGACGGCACAGGCTCGCGCACGCTGTCTTACACGAACGTGCCGAACGGTACGACCGTGAACTCGACGGCAGGCAACAGCACGAGCCAGTTGCTTACCTACAACATCATCAGCGGAAATTGGGGCTTCTACGCAGTATCAGTACCAGCAGGCGGCTAAGGAAGTGGAGCACGTGTTGTTTATACTGGATGCGTGCCAAGCTACCCCAGTTCCCACTCTTCTCAGCGATAAAGCATCGAAGAATGTCGTGGATAATATAGCACAAAGGAGAATCGCATGTCACACGTTGAGATTGAAAGGCGAGTCAGCAAGGCTGCATATTCAGGGAAGGAACGGCGTTTGCCACCTAAGCCCGCGGTAGAAGCGAAGTGGTCAGGATTGGAGCGGCGCATGAAGGTTGGTGTCTCACCGACAGGCAAAGAGCGTCGAGTGGCAAAGGCTGCCGCACCTCCAGTTCCAGCAGGGCTGCATTCCCAAGCTGTGTACAGCGGACCGGAACGGCGCAGAGCGGCTGGCGTTGGTCCAAACGGCGTAGAACGACGCAAGGTGCTCTAATGGCGTATCAGGCCAAGAGTGGCAAGAGATACGAGAACCACGAGATAGGCCGCTCCGCCGACCGCTCTGGTGGTAGTCCGATGCCCCAAGCTAAAGCCATGCCGCAAGGCGAGGAACAGCCTGGACAGGGCAATATGGAGCAGCCTATCGAGGAAGTGGTTGGCGCTCACGGGCCAGCCGATGAGATGGAGATTCACTCGAAGCATCGGGATGGTCACGTGCACAAGGCCAAGCACCACGACGCACATTCGGCTCATCACCACGTCGATACCGCGATGCCTCAACAGCAAGAGGAGCAAGGCGGTGGAGATATTGGCGGGATGTCGGAGCACAAGGGCTTTCAGGCTGTCTAACCTTGCAACGAGAGGGACGCTTGAGACAGGGGGTAAGAGCGTAGTGGACTCCTCCGAAGTGAAACGTGAAGATGGCATCTTGCAAGGTGCCCCCGAACACAACCCGATGGAATGCCGCGGCGACAATGGCGGAAAATGTTGCGCCGATGACCCATGCTGGAGTTGTATCCAGTGGGCCTTCGACACGCTAGAGGATATACAACGTGCCTTGGCTACCCGGTGACGCCAGCGCCAAGACTCACAAAGCCGACACGCCCAAGAAGAAACGACAGTGGGCGCACGTTGCTGACTCTGCCCTGTCTCGCACTGGCGATGAAGGGTTGGCAGTCCGCGAAGCTAACAGCGTCATAGACAAAGCCAAGAAACGGGCCAAGAGTGGATACTAGCCAACATACCGACAAGCAGCAATTAGCGCCGGGTATCGCTGCGCCTTATGAAGTATTCGAGGAGCAGCCCGTAAAGCTGGTTGACACGCAGATTGCGATTATCAAAGCGCAGGTGCAAAAGGTCGGCCAGAAGGACTTACCAGCATGGCGCGAGGAGATAATCAGCGCGTGGGAGATGCGGCTATTTGATAGAGGCTTTCAGAACCTGCTCTACTCAAAGACACAGGGCTGGACGCTTCCCGCGCTAGGCTCAGGCTACCATCCGAACGATGCAGGCAGCCGGGCGATGTTCAACGCCAATATATTCTCTTCGTACAAGGAAATGATTGTCTCGGCGTTATCGAGGCAATTCCCACCGACACGCTTTGAGCCAAACGACGAGCAGAACGATATAGACATCACCGCGGCAGAAGCAGCTTCTGACTTGCAGGACTCGGTAGAAATTAACATCGGCGGTCGGTCGTTGCTTCAGGACATAGACAGGCTGCTTTGCACCGATGGCCGCACAGTACTGGAGACGAACTATGTCAAAGACGCCCAAAAATACGGGTACGAAACAGACAGCACAGGAGTCGTCCCAGAGGATGAAGGAATTGGGGGAGAAGCTGGTGGAAGTGTTCAACCGGGAATGGGAGCCGAGGGTGGAGCAGGACAAGAGAATCCAATCTCTGATAATCAGGCTACACCGGAAACGGACGGGATGCAGCAAGGCGAAGCCATGCAAGGAATGCCTAGCAGCGAGGACGCGACCGTTCCGAGTGCCAGAACGCCGCGGGGCCGTGAAACCGTCGTAGCGCATGGCTCGCTAGAATCCAAACTCCCCATGAAGGCGAACTGTCTGGGCGACTGCGATTACGCCCAGATAAGCAAAGAAGTTCCTATCTCGATTGCTAAAGCGGAGTTCCCCGATAAGGCTAGCCAAATCTCCACATCAAGCGCCGGGCCGGGCGGGGATAATATCGCGCGGCTCGCGCGGGTCAATGTTAAGTTAGGCGTTGAGAACAACTTCCAGACTTCAGACTCCGTGGCTTACGACGTTACGAGACAAGTAACCTGGTTCCGGCCTTCGATATTCTACGACCCTGACATCACCGAACCTATGCGTGACGACCTGCTCAAGATGTTCCCGAACGGCTGCCGTGTGGTCTACATGGGCGAGACGTTCTGCGAAGCGCGTAATATCTCTATGGATGACCACTTGACGCTGATACACGCAAGGTCGGGCGATGGAATGCACCGGGCTAGCTTGCTCAAGTGGCTGCTACCGATTCAGAAGGTGCTGAACAATCTGCTAGACCTTGCGAATGATTATCTGGTGCGCGGCGTTCCGATGACCTGGTTCCCAGCAGAGGCGTTCAGTAAAGAAGGCATCAAGGCGCAGACTAGAGTGCCGGGAGGATTTGACTTCTATGTGCAAGACCCCGGTAAATTCCCGAACGGAGTCAGAGAAGCAATCTTCGTCGAAGAGACTCTCCCCTTCCCAGAACAGCTTGTCGCCATCATCCAATGGTTATCTGGAGACCTTGCTCAATTACTCACCGGATGTTTCCCTGCTCTATTCGGGGGCGACACCGGAAGCAATGACACAATGGGAGGAATCGAAATCCAGCGCGACCAGGCTTTGGGTAGACTCGGGCCAGTCTGGGGACGTATCAAAGAAGGACTCTCTAGCGTAATGCGGCAAGCGGTGATGTGTCTTTCAAAGTCTGGGCAGGACGTAATCAAGACAGTAGGCAAGGATGCCGTGCGCGTCGAAACTGCCGACCTCAAGGGCAACGTGTATTGTTTCCCTGAGACGGATGAGAACTTCCCGCTAACCTCCGCACAAACCGCCCAGAAGATTGAAGCCGCAATCCAATTAGCTATTACCAATCCTATGTTCTTGCAGATTGTAGATGACCCAGGGAACCTGGAACTGGTCAAGAACACGATAGGAGTTAGTTCTCTGATTATTCCGCAACTGGCTTCCCGCGACAAACAACTAGGCGAGATAGAGATACTTCTCAAGGGCCAGCCTCTCCCTAATCCTAAACTCGATGAAGCGATGCAGAAGGTAGCGGAGATGGGGCCGCCCCCGCCGACACCGGAAGGCCAGCAGGTAGCACAGCAGATGCAACAGGCTATTGCGCAGATTCCGCCCGATACATCGAGCGTTCCTGTAAATCCCTGGGATGACCATGACATTGAGTCGATGACCTGCTTGGGAAAGATGCGTTCCCCGGAAGGCCGGGCGATGCAGAACGGGACGCAGGAAGAGCAGATGGGATTCCAGAATCTTGTGCTGCATTACAACGAGCACGAAGCATTGCGACAGAAGAACCAGCCTCAGCAACAGAAGCCGCCGAGCGTGAGCATCAACCTCAAGGATTTGCCACCGAAGGGCGCAGCGCAAGCGGCAGCGAAAGCAGGAATAGTAGAAGGCCCAGAGGACTTTGAAGCTCAGGACGTGCAGCAGGCTGCGGAGAAGCATCCGCAAGTGCCTATTCCGGTCGTACCGCAACAGTCGGAGAAAGTACAATGAAGCCAATCGAACTTAGCATCGAGCTTGAACTTATCAGACATGCACTTCCCGAAAATATAGAAATGCAGGATTTAAGCCCGCAAGGACATCAGGTTTATGCATTACCGTTGTACGGACAAGACGGTAGGCCAACCCCTGACCAATATGTTTCCTACTTAAAAGAAATTAAAAAAGGACAAGGGGAAAAATATTGGTTTTATGGTCTAGAGTTTTCAATGTCTGGATCCCCGGAAGCTTTAAGGAAGAAGTTTTCTGACGCTGTACTAGCTTTTCAGGAGAAGATAAATGGCAGCAGGTGATGCAGCACTCATGGATGTTGGGGCCGTAGAAGCCCCGGTAGTCGATACACCCGAAGTTGATTCTGGCGCAGTCGAGCAGGTTGACCAACCGGAACAGCAGCAACAAACTGACGGAGCGCAACAACCGCAGCCTTCCTTTGAAAAAGACGGAAAGCCTTCGCAGGCTGCGCTCAAGTCAGCATTCCAGAAGCTGCGAGAGATAGACCCTAAGCTGGCCGAGCATATCCGCGGGCAGTACCACTTGGAAGGTTCTATCCGCAGCATGTTTCCCGGTGGAGTGCAAGAGGCCCGCGCATTAAAAGAAACATTCGACACGCTCGGCGGTGAAGAGGGCATTACCACTCTCCGCACTGAGGCGCAGGAATATGCCGACGAACTGGCGATGGTATCGGAAGGCAATCCGAAGGTCGTAGATAATATCTTCGCAAGCTCACCGGAAGGCGCAGCGAAACTTACAGAGTATTCCTTCAGTAAGCTGCGCAATGTTAACCCGGAACGCTACGCCGCTATTTCGATGTCGGGATTCTCTGACGTTCTCAGGCAGAACGGATTCCCTGATGGCGTGAACACGATGGCCGCTGCTATCGGCGCACTCGTTGAGGACATCGCCAACGGCAAGCAGGAACGCGCACACGACCAAGCAAGCAATCTATCAGCATGGTTTAAGAAGTTCCAGCAGATGGGAGCAAAACCTGCTGGACAGCAGGACGTTGACCCGCGGCAGAAGGAACTCGACACCCGCGAGCAGACTATCAAGCAGCAAGAGGAAGCCAACTTCCGTACGGGTTTCAATACGAAGCTGAACTCGGAACTTGTCATCCCTTCCTTTAAGAAAATGATGGGGGAGTTCTTCAAAGGCAAGAATCTGACCACCGAGCAGAAACAGCGCATTGAGAAGAACTTCTACACCGACTTGGCCGAGGAAGTTGCGAAGGATGAAGCGTTCAAGTCTAAGCGCGACATCGTGCTGAAGCGCAAGGACGAGAAGGCGCTGATGAATCTGTACCGTCCGCGTCTTGAGGAACTTGCGCCGAAGGTATTCAAGTCGGTTACAGCAGGGCTAGGCTGGCGGCGTGCGCCGAATGCAACGGACAATCTAGGAAATGGGAATGGCAACGCTAATCCCGCCATGCTAGGCGCCAAGCCCCGTAGCGAGGACATCAACTGGGATAAAGACAAGTCTCGCGCCCGCTTCATGCGCGGAGAAGCCACCTTGCGAAATGGCAAGGAAGTGAAATGGGACTGGAACGCCGTAAAATGATTTTCCGACACAACCGCGACGCAGGTCCACGCCTGCGATACCAAAAAGCGCAAGCGGAAGTGTCTTCAAAAGCGCGAATCATTAGAGACGCGCTGAAACAGGAGAAGTAGAGCGGGCGGCTGGAAACCGCCTGAGCCATTGCCCTGAATCTACAGGAGGATTCCGGCGAATGAGAACGAGTATGAGAGCACCACATGGCCTCACCAGTTGCAGAAGCAGCGGTAGAGGGAATCGAGCTAGAAGCATACATGAAGCAGATTCCCGACCTCATCGGGAAGTTCAAGACGCTGTACAACAAAATCAAAGGGGCGGTTAAGACTTATCCGACTGCCTACATCACAGCAGCACCCGGCAATATCGGAGCGACGACAGGCGTGGCGCAACGACCTGCCTTCCGCGTTCCGATGCGCATTCAGTCCGGCTCTCCCATCCAACAGAATACAGGTGACGGTGACTCACTAGGGCGCGGAACCGGCTCGCAGTGGGTATCGGGCGACATTCAGCCTGTATTCGTGGTGGGCGGCTGCGAAATTACCTACCTTGCACGCCGTGCAACTGACGGTGGCAAGCGTGCAATTACCACAGTCCGCTCTCAGGAGCTAAAGAACGCTCTTGAAGTATTCATTCACGGACTGGAAACATTGTTCAACCGCGACGGTTCGGGAACGCTCGACCAGATTCCCACGACTGCCACGGTAAACAACTCAACCGGAACGGGCGTGCAATACAGCTCGATTACGGGCATGAACAATGCGAATCAGTTCACCGACCAGCAGGTTGTGCAAGTATTCTCGGCGGTAGGCGGCACAAACCGCGGCTCGTTCACTATCAGCTATGTGGACGGCGTGGCGAATGCCATCTACAGCTCGCAAGCACTGCCTACCGGCACAACTACCGGCGACTTCCTGATGATTGCAGGAACCACCGGAGCCACCAATTCAAGCATCGCGGGAATTCAGACTTACCAGGTCAACGGAAACTCAGGGACAGTGCTCGGTATCACACGCGCTAACTTCCCTGGCCGCTTGTCCACTCCCACGATTAACTTGGCAGGCGGCGCTTTGACTCCCGTCGTTCCGTTCCGTGCGCAGGTGTTAGTTGACCGCGCATTAGGGCCGGACACCGAGGAAGCAGAGTCCATGATTTGGTACACAGGGCCGGGCCAGCAAATCCAAATCAACAACCTGTACCAGAACGTGGTCATCGCCAATGCTCAGGAGATTAAGGGCGATGAGCAGCTTGACATGGTTAAGAAGTACATGCCGCAAACTTTCGGGGGCCGTGAACTGCTTATCGGCTACAACGCTTCACCCGGAAGAGTTGACGGACTGTGCCTCTCGACTTGGGGGCTGACAGAGTTGATTGAACCGTCACTGTACGATTTTGGCAACGGCGTAACCACGATGCCGGTGCCCGACCCGTCAGGAAATGGCTGGCTTACCAGCAACATCTTCTATCATCACGCATCTTTGAATCTTTTCAATTCTAATATGCGTGCTGGAGTGTATGTACAAAACGCGGCCGAACCTGTAATATGATGATATAGTATCCCTAGCGGCTGGCTACAATCAGGCTGTCCGCTAGGAGATGCTATGCCACTTAAAGACCGCGATGCTTACAATGCATATCGAAGAGAGAAGTACAAAAACGACCCAGAGTTCAAGAAGAAAATACTTGCCCACACAACAGCGTGGTACGCTAAAAACAAAAAACGTCAGAATGCGTACCGCGCTGCTTGGGCAAAGAAAAACCGCAACGAGAACATCGAATACTTCAGGAATTATGAATTTGAACGGGAACTCAAGAAGTATGGAGTTAATCGAGAGTGGTATGATGCAAAGCTCGCAGAGCAAAATGGAGTCTGTGCGATTTGCCTTCAGCCCGAAAAGTCCGTTGATTTCAAGTACGGAAGGGTTCGGAGACTGGCAATCGACCATGGACACAAAAGCGGTAAGGCTCGTGGACTACTTTGCGGGAGATGCAATAAGTTTTTGTTCCCATTTGAAGAAGTTGAAAATTGGGCCGAGCGAGCTTTGCAGTATTTGAAGTCGTATGAATAAACAGGAGGCATTGTGTAGGGAGAGGCACATCCCGTTGTTTCTCCCTGCATGATGTATCAGGAGAAAACATGAAACAGGCAACAGTAGAAACGCTAGCAGGCGCAGGATGCGAAACACCAGCGTTCAAGATGGAGGAATTCCCTCTTGAAGCATTGAATGATTTCGTCATCGTGCAGCGCAGGCAGTCGGCGGCAGTTATCAAAGAGGGGCAGCTTTATCTGAAGGATGAAACACTCTTTACCGCTCCGGGCGAGGCAAAGAAAAGCAATATAGGGAAAGTAATCGCAGTAGGAGAGGGGCGCATCATCGGAGGCAATTTGGTTCCTTTGAGTTTGAAAGTTGGGGACGAAGTTGTCATCACGAAGTACGGCGGTACAGATTTTGAACTAGATGGCGAGGAGTTTGTGCTGTTGAGAGTTGGTGAAGTGTACGCTCGAAGGAAAAATGCTGACTATTCCGCGACATGAACGATTAACCTGCCCTCCTGAATTTCAGGAGCTAATCACCGAGCGATTTGGACTCAATCGCTTCGATGAACCGAACTTCAAGATTGTGTGGGGGCAGACGGAGACAACGACAGTCGCAGGAATGGGAGTGTATGAACCGAGATTGCTTTGCAGTGGTGTAGCCTGCTGGAACATTCTTAGGTGGAAAGCACCGGAAGCGTTCGGGACGCCGGAGTCTTGGTATGCGGAGAACGCCGACCCGGACAACCCAGGATTTTCTATCCTCGGCCCTTACCCGGAGAAGGGAGCTTATGAAGTTCTCACTCCACTCGTTGAACAAAAAATAGTCGATGGAAAGTTGTCCGTGAAGTCTCTTCCTCTTGAGCACGTAATCATCGACACTATGATTCCTTTGATTGAAATGGCTCAACATCTATCTAAATTTGAACTCATGGCGCTCAAAGCAGAAGAGGAGAGAAAAGAAAACGAGCGCATGGTGAACGAAATAGCCGACCGCTTAGAGAGCGACCTACCTGCTTTCTATGGCCCGGTTTCCTATGAAGGCCAACGCAATCGGACGGCTCTGATTACCCGCAAGATGGAAGATGTAGAAAGAGTGTGGAGAAGCATTCCCGACAAGGTGCTCAGGAACCCGAGGCGCGGACTGTTTCAGAAGAACTAAATTCAGGAGGAACTAAATGGCCGTAAACGCGACAATATCGAACGACAGCGACAACGCAGTAAGAATGAGCAAAGCGTTAGAGAAGCAGATGTCCGACCCTCCGCGCATGGTAGGCGACATGAACGCAGGAAGGGAAATAAAGTACTGGGTTTACATATTCAATCTTAGCGCCATCGAGCAACGCATCCAGAGGCCGTGGGCGCACGGCGGATGCGTAGTTATCCCGGCACGAGAGGAAGGCAAGGAGTACAGCGAGCCTTACGCAATTCCTGATGTGATTCAGGAAAAGAGATTCATCTCCGGGGCTAGCGAATTCTCAACTGTTGGCCGGGACGGTAAGTTCTACGCCCAAGACGTTCTGAACCCAGACGACCCGATGGGAGATTGGAAGTCAGTGCGGCCAATCAATCAAGGACAGACGACCAACATAGGAACGAACCTGTACAACTTCGGATGCTTCTGGACGCTCTCCAATCCACCGGAGCCGAAGGCGCTGGCAAAAGCGAAAGAGCGCATGGAGGCTTTCTACAATCAGAAGCTGCAAGAGGCCGAAACACTGTATGCGGCGCAGCAAGACCCGAAATACAACGGCGACCGCGTAGGCCTCGTTCATCACACCGCGGCTGACTACTTCAAGATTGAAACTGTGTGGCATCGGAAGTTCACGGCTACTCAGGATTGCCCCGGATGTGGAGGGACAATCAAGCAGGGCATCGTGCTCTGCCCGCATTGCAAAGCGGTGCTGGACGAGAAGCAGGCTAGGAAACTTTACCCGGAGATGTTTGCGGGGAAGGCCTAAAATCTTCATGGGAAGGATTGCATTCAACGAACTCCCTCCTGAGGGTTTGCGTGCGGTTCTTCCCATGATGCTTACATATGCCCGTTAATCCAGTCCAGGCTTATCCGGTAGTCGAACAAGTTATGAATCGCGCGCGCGCGTACATCAACGACGCCTATCAGGGCGGAGCTGGACGCATTCTCACCGACACCGCTCCTTTCACTATCGAATACCTAAACGGCGCTTTGGAATATCTTCAGGACGAACTGCGCGACTACGATTCCATAACATTAGTGCGCGACAACTACATCATGACGCCGATTACTCCGGTCGTGAATGTTGACCCCAGCGTTCAGATTAACGTGAGCTTCACGGGATTCTTCGATGGAACTATTCAGCATGCGCTGCCTACTCTTCCTTCAGATATGCTTGTGCCTCTTCAGCTATGGGAAAGGCAAAATGGTTCGGGCCTTCCGTTCACGTTGATGTTCCAGCCCCAAAACGGACTCTGTTCAGACTATCAAGGACAGATGCTCTATAACTGGGAGTGGCGGAATGACGCAATCTGGATGCTCGGCTCAACCAGCATCGAAGACTTAAGACTTCGCTATCAGGCGCAGCTATTGCCTTTGTCTCCCTCCAGCACGCAAAACCCATTCTCAGAAGTAAGCATTGTGATTCAAGCCTCTACGGAAGCTATGGCGCACCTAGTAGCCTACCGTTACGCACGCGCCCGCGGTGCGCAGATGGCCCAACTCTTCAAGGCGGATGCCGATGACGCCTTGCGCAGCATCATGAATCGGTACGTAAAGCAAGACCAGGGAATCCGCCACGAGCGGCAGCCGTATAACCGTGATTCTGATGGGTGGAAGATTCCGGGGATGATGTGAACAGAAGCCTTCGAGGAGAGGGCGCAACCTTAACGCTGACCGAGGAGGTCACCTAACATGGCGTACACAGCTACCAAGACTCTGAATCTAGCACTTTTCCAGTTTCCGCAGGGAGTGGACAACACCGAACACACCGTTATTCTGCGCGGTAACGTAGTCGAGAACGACACAGCGACGGAATACGTTCCGGGCGGAGTGGGCAGCACCTCTTTTCAAGTGACGGCATTTTCCGCAGTCGGCCTTGTCACTTACTCGTCGCTAAAAGGAATCCAACTCGTCAACGGACAAACTGTGGTGATTTACAACACCGCCTCGAACACCAATGACGGAACATTCACGGTATCAAACGTCGTCGCCTCTAGCACCAGCGCCGGCACGTTCACCGCAGTTCCGCTCGTAGGAAAGACTCTTTCAGGAACAGGTCAGACCGGGCAGACTGCGCAAGGCGTAGGACAGTTGCACTTCGGAGTTCAGGCGCTTATCCCGCAGACATTCACCGTTACCGCTGTTTCCAATACGGGCGGGCAGGTGACTTACACTTACACGACACTGGTAGGACCGCAGCTTCAGGCCAGCCAGTTCGTAACCATTGCCGGATGCACCAACGCCGCCAATAACGGGACGTTTTCTATCAACTCAATTACGCAGACTTCCTCGACGGCAGGCTCTTTCATCGTAACCAACTCTGCGGGCGTGACGACCGATTCAGGGACTGGTTCTGGTAACTTTCAGGCTGGACTTCAGACCTTTGCCAGAAACGGGCTACCCGTTGTGCAGATGACTTTCTTCTCCATCAAGGGCTACACCTACGTTTGGAATCCGACCAACTCCACCGTTCAGATTTTCTTGACCGGAACAAGCTCAGGGTCAGTACAAAACGAGGCCGGGTTAGGACCAACTGTAGCTTTTGACAACACGATTCGATTTGAGGCCATTTACATTCGAGGCTAATGCCTAACACGCAATTTGAACCTGACTCAACGCTGACTACCTTTGGTGGACTCGTAACAGAGTTGAACCCTGCCGACTTGCCCGCAGGCTCTTCGCCTCTGTGTTGCGATTGCGATTTCACCATCGGTTCGGTAAAGACACGCCTGGGCCTATCGAGCGTCTATATGCCCGTCGATACAGGACAGAACTTCAATTACGTAAAGTCCTATGAGACGGGGGATGGAAGCGTGCTTACGCTGGCGCTCGATACTGCCGGGAATATGTGGTACGAAGCAGTTGCGGGGATGGATGAAGGCTCCGACCCTGGCGTGCTGACGCCGTTCTTTTCAGGAATCGACCCGAACTCTTTTGCTAAATCCGTTACCTACGATGACCGGGAATTCATTGCTATATCGGACTTGCAGGAAGGCACGGACATTCCGCGTCAGTTCAGTGTCAATGACAATGGAATCGGTTTCAACTTCGACAGGATTTCGCAAGTAGGGCCGGGCGCGGGATGTCAGATAACCTCGACTACGCTAAGTTATCCAGTCAATCCCATCTTCCAGATTGCTCCGCAGACTTTGGGTGATGGAAGCAGCAACTATTACATGCTGTGGTCTGCCGGGCCGACGTTGAACACGCCGGGAAACGTCATCACATTTTACGGGCTTACCGGAACGACCTGGGGTGGAGCGCAGGTTGACCCTCCGGCGAGTAACCAGCTTCAGCCTGGGGATAACGTCGTCATTACGGGCCTTCAGACTATCAGCGGATTCAATCCGAATAATGGCGCAGGGGGAAACCCGGTTTATTACACGGTGACAAGCATTGGGACGGCGAGGACTTCAGGCGGCACGATTCATCCGATATTCACGATTCAAGTAAACCAGATTGGATTCTTTTCTGGGCATCCGCAAGCAGGCTCGACTTACCAGCCCACGCTAGCAACGGTCGTGGCATCGACACCCGTGCCGAACCTTCAAGAAGGCCAGCAGTTGACTATCTCAGGAGCTAGTCCTTCGACCTGGGACGGAACATTCACTGTCCTGTTCACGCTGAACGCCGCGCAGATGTCGATTACAAACACGGAGTTGTTGAGTAATGAAGCGACTTATGCCTTTACGCTAATCAGCGGCGTTACTCCTGCAGTCGGGCAAATGGTAACGGTAACAGGAACATCCAATGGCAACGGAATATTTAATGTCACCAGCGCAATTATCACCGCAGCTACATCTTCGACGTTCAGCGTGGCGATTGTTTCACCGAACATTGCATCGGCCCCGGAAACAGCTTTTGCGATTATTAACGGAACCAAGTTCCAATTTGACCCTTTGCAGATTATTGCCACATCGACCACGGGTTCTCTTGTCGTAGCAGGACTGTTGGGCGCGGGAGTTCGCGGAGCTGTTGTACTTTTTCTTACCACCAACGGCTACCTGACCGCACCTTCTCCCCAGACTATTTTTACGCTGAGCGGTTCGGCCAACTCCATCATCGCATCTCAGATTCCCATTGGCCCGGATAACGTCGTGGCACGAGTAATTGCTTTTACCGGAGCAGGGGGAGCAACGCTAGCCGGAGGCGGTGGGTACTACTACTGGATTCCAGAGGATGTAAGTGTCATCAGCAACAATCAAACAGTGAACTACACCAAAACAATCATCAACGACAATACATCCACTTCGGCCACGTTCACCTTCACGGACGCTGTTCTATTAGGTGCGTTAAGCATCAGTTTTCAAGGCACAAACAACTTCGCGCAGATAGAGCTGGGAAGTTGTCTAGGAACAATCGCCTACGCCAATCGTCTGTTCGTTTGGGGAGAGAACAACAAAATCCAGAACCTGATAAACATGACCTTTGACGGCGGAGCAGGTAAGGTTCTGCCTGTTCCGACCGACCCTAGTACAATCGTTTCCACTTATCCTCTCGGTTGGACACCCGATAGCGTATACGGAGCGGGGATTGTCGGCGGCGGCATTACCTCAGTCGTGGATTCTCCGGTGTTCGGAGATGCTTACCAGATTCAGACTATTTCCGGTGGGCTAGTGATTCAAGGGATGATTGAGCAGCCTGCCTTTGAAGATTCCTTCACGGCGCAGACGATTAAATTCAGCGGCACAGGAACGCATCATCATACCCGCCCCACCATCAGCATAACGAATTCCCGTGGTGGCGCACCAATCATCCAGACAAACACGCAATATAGCATTAGATTTACTGCGCAACTAACTGCTGGGTCTAACTCTGATTCTGGGCTGAACGTAGATTTATACAGCCCTTCTTTCGGTAAGACCTATGGGATTTTCGGCTGCACCCCTACCGCGGCAATGCAAACCTTTGAAGCCGACTTGCTAGATACTCCGCTCGCGACCGTTCCTACCGATTTGATTTTAAGAGTTTACGCCATCAGCCATGAGCCTTTCATGGGAGTAAATTTCTATTTCGTTCCTACTTACCTAATCGACCGCATAGAGATTTATCCAACCCAGCAGCCCGTGCTCAACACGCAGTTGCGCGGCTCTTACGTAGACAATTTTGAAGCCTTCGACGGCGTGACCGGAAACCTTGGAGTCGGCACGCAAAACCAGCAGCCCGTTAGTGCCGCTTTCACTCTGTTTGACAATCTATACGTAGTTCGGACTCGTTCATTCTGCTCGACTTCGGACAATGGCATTACTGAACCTGACGGTTGGACGATTAAAGAGATTGCGGGCATCGGGACGCCTTCTATAAATGGTGTGGATTATTCGACCGACAAAGACAGTGAAAGTTGGGCGCTGATTGCAGGACAGGCAGGACTCTATCTCTTTGACGGAGGGAAGCCGCAGAAACTTTCCCCTGAAATAGATACTCTTTGGAATGCCATCAACTGGAAATACGGCTACACCCTGTGGGTCAAGAACGACATCATCAACCGCAGAATATGCATCGGCGTTCCTCTTGCGACGCCTAACCAGTGGATGCCGAACTTCCCCGTAAACGCGAATCCTACATCACCTAACGTAGTTCTGATGCTGTCCTACAGAGAACTCATGTCTAGCGGTGCGTTGACCAGCGAAGGCCCGATACGGCAGAGCTTCATGGGAGAACTTAGGACTTTTCAGCTAGGCCGCAAGTGGAGCGCGTGGTCGATTCAGGCTTCTTATGCGGATTTCATTACTCGAGCCGATACAACCCAGCCTTTGTTCTACTGCAACAACCAGTTTCGCGGGAAGATTTACCAGCAACTCACCGGAAACTACCTTGATGACGGAGCTTTGATGCCCTGGGACTACATCACCAGCCCGATGCCAAAAACGCAAGAGGCGCAAGCTCTGGGAATGGGCAATCAGATGCTTGACGCCGACATGATTACCGCCTTGCTCACAGGGAACGGAAATGCACAGGTCAATATTTATCCCGACACGATTACTTCGCCGTATGCGCTCACTCTGGGCACGTATCCTCTCTCGCCTTCGCCAGCTTACGGGGACACGGAAATACCAGTCCTCCAAACTGGGGCGCGATTCTTCTTAGAGGTAACTAACGGAGGAACAACGCAAGCGCCTGCTAATTTTGAACTTTCTCGCGTGGTGATGACTATGAAGAAAGCAGCGTGGGCTGCATATCGAGGAAGCAATTAGATGCTCGACGGTGGAAGCTACCTGAGCGAGATACGGGAAGAGAAGCCCAGAACTGCATTGCTTCTTGAGAAAATCATCAACGGCGTTAATCAATTAGGAATATCAGTAGGGGCAGACCCGACTGGTCACACGTCTCCCCCAGACCCTCCTCAATCTATTCAGGTTTCGGCAGGAAGCGACCACGTACACGTCACGCTTACCGATAGCGCACAGAGAAGTCGAGCACTTAACTATTTCCTGGAGTGGAGTGCAAACGACCCTGCGTTTATGAAGCCCAACGTGGAGCATTTAGGAGCGAGTCGAGGACGGGTTATGGCTTTGCCTGCAAAGGACGGTAGCGGGGACGTAATCAGTTATTACTTCCGCGGATATTCGGCTTATCTCGGTTCTGAAGTGGCGTCCGACAAGATTTACAACGGGCCGAACCTGAATCCTACGCCTGTGACGCTCACAGGAGCTTCGACGCTGAATCTGTTGACCTCGACAGGAGCAGGAACAGCCCCAACGAGCGGAGAAGTGGGCGGTCAGGGCTTTGGGACAGACCAATTCGCATGAGAATACGAGAATTCACGTTAAAAGATATTCCTGACATGCGCAGAATCCATGCGGAGTCAGGACTTCCGCAGAACTGCTTGCCGGACTTTGAGAGTCCGCTATTTGTGGTGAAGAAAGTAGCGGAAAACGGCTCAGGGCCAGCTATCGGCGGTTTTTTAAAACTAAATGGAGAAATATTTCTTTTGCTCGACCACAGCAAGGGAACGCCTGAGTCAAGATGGGAAGCACTGGAAGAACTGACCGGAGAAGGTCTGCATGAAGCCTATAAAGTGGGACTGGACCATGTTACTGCTTGGTTGCCACCAGAAGTAGAAAAACAATTTGGCAAAAGATTAGAATCTTTAGGATTCCAAAGAAGTCCCTGGAATTCGTATACGGCAATTTTAAGATAGAGGAGGTCCGATGGAGAGCGCGGACCGCAGTTTACAGCAGCAGGCCGAAAACGCAGGGAATACAGCATCAACTACAGGCGGAAACTACGGTGCCGCGGCATCTGGTATCGGTGCTTCGTTAATCCCGCAGCTTCAGCGCGAAGCAACAGGCAATGTCGGCCTAACTCCTACACAGGCGAATAATGAGCTAGTAGCAGGAGAACAAGGAGCGGGCGGCGCTAATGCAGGCGTGGCAGGGGCTGCGGGGCTAAACGCGGCACGCACGCGCAACTCCGGGGCGCTATCAGGAGTTCTAGACCAAGCATCGCGTCAGAAGGGCCAGCAGATGTCGCAGAACGCACTCGGTGTGCAACGGCAATCTACCGACCTAGCCCAGCAGAATAAGGAACGAGCACAATCTGCACTAACCGGGCTTTATGGAACAGACGTGGGCGCACAGATGCACGCAATGGGATTAGAAGCACCTGACATCAACGCTGGCGTAAACGCAGGTAATTCCGGGTGGTTTCAGGACGCCACTCAACTGATAAATTCATTTGCAGGAAACGCTAAGGCAGCAGCGCAAGTGGCGAGCGGATAATGGCAACTGACCCGGTAACAGGACAACCTATTTCTGACGAAGAACTGCGTAATCGTAGGAATGCGATGGGGCCAGCTCCCCCAACGATACCTGCTAGTCGCATCGCAGAAAGCGCGGCTCAGCCTCCTCGTCCTTCGATTCCTTCGCCCAACGCGATACCGCCAGCACCACCCGTTCATACCATGCCCGCGGTAACAGTTCCCGTGTCCGCAACTCCGCCACCGGTAGGCGCACCGGCGTCACCGCCTAAGCCGCCTCAAACTGCGTGGCAGAAAATAGGACACGGGATAAATCGTGCTGCAAACATCGCTGGGGACGTTCTGGCTCCGAACATCACGGCGCTAATACCAGGTTCTGACCTCAACAAGAACCTAATGGAGAATAGGGCAGCAAATTTAGCCGCAAAGGGTGCAAGAACAGGGTTAGAGAACGCGCAGGCCGAAGGAATCACCGAGGGTAATAAGGAAACCGATTGGACTCCGCTCGGCGCAGACCAGCCCATAAAAGTACCGTTCAAGTCCGTTGCCCAATTACAGGCAGCCGAGGAGCGAGCAAAAGCACAGCAAAACGTAGCAACCACGCGAGGTGATACGGCAGAAACTGTTGCGGGAATTAACACAGGTAGTAAGGAAAAGATAAACACGGCAACGAATCAGTCTCGCGAAAATATAGCTACGACCAATCAAGCGGCAGCAGACTCACGAGCGGAAGCACAGCGAGATAATCAGTTCAAGATTGCCCAGATGCGCGACAGTCTGGAGAACATCATCCACGGTCGCCACGATGAGACGCAAAAGCAAATAGCTACTCAGGAATTTGGCACACCGGATAAAGATTTAGGACCAGCCCCAGCAGGAAAGCAGGAAGGCGCACGTGGAACGATGGGGGACGGAACTCCCGTGATGGTTAAGAATGGACGGCTCGTACAGCCCGGACAGGCAGGGGCAAAAACTACTGGAGGCCCAGGCGGCAAGCTCGGAGCGCAGAATCAGAACAGGGCTGAATTCGCCAAGACGGTCATCGACCAGATTCCGAACATAACCAGCGAGGTTGACGCTCTTGCAGCGAAGATTGGCCCCGGAGCAGGACGCTGGAACGATTTCTGGGTCAAGAAAGTTGGAGCGAACGACCCGGATTATGCTGCGCTAGACCAGGACTTGGGATTATTCGCATCAGCGGTCGCTGTGACGCACTTCGGAGCGCGTGGTGGTGGGCAGCACTTCATCGAAGCATTGAAGAAAGATTTCGGACAAGCGCAATCGCCAGAAGATTTGAAGGCCCGCATAAAGTCTGCGGATAAGTGGCTGACGGGCTACGCCCACATGGGCCAACAGAAATGAGCAGCGCAGCAATAACCTGGGAAGACGAAAAGAAAGCGCCCCTCCCTGAGATTAAATGGGAAGACGAGAAACCGACGCCCGCAAAACCGTCAGGCCCGGCACCAACTACCGCGAATAATTCGATAGAAAACGCGGTGAAAGAAACAAATGCAATGCCTGCCTGGAAACGTCTTGGCTCTGGATTGTGGGACGCTACAAAGGGATTGGTCGGAGGTCTAACTTCGGTAATTCCTGACGCTGGCTCCGCAATGGTTAGCGGCGCACGTATGGCGGGGGATGATGCTATTCGTAAGGCACAGGGGCGCAGCGTACCGTATCGAACCGTCGCTGGACTTGGAGAAGGCTTGGGAATAAATGCTCCGGGCATGGAAGATGCAGCAAGTCGCGGAGATATGGCTGGAATCATAGGGCAATCAATACCCCCGGCAGCCGCAGCTACTTCATCTCATTGGATACCACCGATTGCCGACAAAATTGGGGGGATTCCCGATGCTCTTGGTGAAGCGACTAGGATGCAAGAGACTGGCAAATTAAAACCTTCAGTTAGAGCACTCAGTCGTGCGGCTGGCGCAGGAGTTGGAGGAATGGCGGCAGGTGGCCCAGGCGCTGTTGCCGGAACACTTCTAGGCCCTAGCCTAGCGGATATGCTTCTGCCTGAGCATCCTAATCCATACGGAGAGTTTTCCAAACTGTCATCGAAGTTCCCAAAATCATCTATTCCTTCTGCAATGGGGATACCCAACGCGCTAGAAACTTCCGCAGCGCGGCCAGCAGGTCGCATGGTTCTAACTCCCGGTGAATTTAACACTCGTGACGTATTGGGAGATTTAGCCAAGAAGAACGCCAGCCGTCGAGGAATGGACTTCGCAGGCGGTATGACTCCAATGGAAGGAAGGAAAGTACCGAGATTCCCGACTGCGACACAGGAAGCGGAGTATCCGAGGCCGCGGGAGATAACCAAGTTCCCGAAGAAGGATGACGACGAATGAGTTACAACCCGAGCTTATCTAACTGCGGCGACAAGAAGAAAGCAATCAGCATGATTAAGAGAATAGTCGTAGTAGTCTCCTTTCTGCTTGCCATGTTATGCCCATCTGCGGCTTTCGGGCAACAGCCCGTTTTCCGTCTGCAAGGAACAGTACAGACTCCTCTTGGCGCTGCGGTAGCCGGAGCGAATGTCGCCATCTGCTCGCAGCCAGCTACGTTGACTTCTCAGCCCTGCACTCCGCTTGCGACTCTGTACAACGCTCCTAGCACAAACACGACATCTCTAACCGGAGCTTCTTATGCGGTGCAACAGATTACCTTCGCGCTAGCCATAGTTCCTTCTGATGTTGTGGCAGGCTCTTACATTTCCATCACGGGAGCAAGCCCGTCTGGATATAACGGAGTATGGCTCGTAGCTTCCGTCTCAGGTCTGAACGTGACGATTGCCAGCGTGTTCTCTAATCCCGGCAGCTACATAACAGGGGGAACGGTAACAACGAGCGCCCTGCCCAACCCCGTACAGACGAACGGCAACGGGTATTTTTACGCATACGTGGCATCAAATCCGTACACCGTTCAAGTCTATTCTTCTACCATTCAGACGCTGGTTTACGCAGACCAGTACCCGTTAGGCGGAGGTGGTGGAGGTGGCGGGACTCCGGGTGGCGTTGATACCAACGTGCAAGTTAACGGCTCTGGAGTTTTCATCGGACCTTCAGGTCTTATTTATACTTACGGTGCGACTCCTCCAGTTTTTTCAATACCGGGAAACCTGCAAGTCAAAAGCGGACAGCCGTGGTACGACGTAACAGCGTGGGGAGCGAAGGGCGACGGCGTTACGGATGACACGGCTGCAATCACTGCAGCCTACACCCAAGCAGCTTCGGACTTGCACGCTGCTGGTTTTGGTGGTGGCGGTACTGTCTATTTCCCGCATTCATCGGGATGCTACAAGTTTTCTACACTCACGATTCCGAGCGGGTCAGCGAATGGTGGATGGATAGTCTCGTTATTTGACAATGGAATTTGCGGCAGCACGATTTATCCCGGCAATTATACGTCTTTCATCGGACGTTCCGGTAGCTTCCAAGGGCTAGGAGGAGCTTTCGGATACGCCAATTACACTACCTGGACCAATCTAGTGGACCAATCGGCTCCACTGGTGGATTTGTTTGGTGTAGGAACTGTATACTTTGAAGGCATAAATATTGAATGTTACTCTTCTACAGAATGCGTTCACATGCACGACAACTCCGGTACTGGCACCGTTGAAGTTACACTTAACAAATCACTCATAAATAATAACGTCTCATCCGGGTACGATGTTGTGGCAGACTCCTCCAGTTCCAGTCAGGTATCGGGATTTGGTTTCCGCGCTGAATATACTTCGTTCAATGGGCCTCATACATTATCGTTCACTAATTTTGGCGAGGTCATCATCGAACACTCATTTATAGGCAGCGGTACTATCACCGCCATGAACATAGGCATTCCATCCAATGGAGATTTTGTATTTAACGACATCTTGTCCGAGGGTCTTACTAACAATGATTTTTTTGTTGCCAGTGGTTCGTATGTGAATGATTTTACCTTCCGCGATGTCAAAATAGCAGACCAGACAGGAACGGTATACCTATTCAACAATCAGACTACTGGTGGACCTACGGGGCCAGTTCATTTCGATATGAATGTGACGCATGAGATAGGTAGTGGTCTGATGGACCCTGCTGGGTCTTATCCTTACGTGTTCTGCGAGGGTGCTCCTGCTAGCGGTAATGTCGGATGCCCACCTTGGACAGACACCCTCCAGCAACTTTCCCCTTCCTCTCCACCACCAAACCCTGGAGCTTCTCAAGATAGGCAGTGGTGGGATACTAGCGATAACTGGAGATGTATCACGCATGGCGGAACGGCCTGTGGCATCATCGTAGGTAGCGCAGTTGCGGCTAGCTTTGCTAATGCTTCATGGTCTACCTCTACTGGCCTTTGCACTGATACCAGTTCCCCGCCAAAAATAGTAACGGCAGGCTGCTCTCCCGGCGTAGCGAATCTAACGCCAGTACCAAGAGTGATAGTAAACGGTGCGAATAGCGGTACGTTGCTGACAACCACGGCAGGCCAATGCCCCGGAGGTTCAGGAAGCTCTGCCAGCTACCTCTACGCAGCCTCAGACTTCTCCTGCATCGTGACACGCGGAGCATCAACGGCAATGACGGACACGTTGCCGCAAGCAGGGAGCGCGGGATTTGCAAGCAATTTCTACCTCAGTATCTCAAATACGGGGACAGCTTTAGACACTATCACCACGACCATTAGTACTTTCACCTGCGTTGATAATTCACCTTACTGCTCCGGTTCAACGCTCAAGATTCCCGCAGGAAAGCTCGCTACAATCTGGTCGCCCGACAACGCCAACTGGAACGTAGCAATGGGCGGAGCCATCGGCACGCAAGACTATAGCCCGAACTCCTACGCAATAGGCGGTGGAACGGCTAACGTGCAGACGGTTACTCTTCCCGTGGCTCCGACCGCTTATATGCAAGGGATGCGCGTCTGCTGGTTGCCTTCAAATGCCAATACTAGTGCTGCAACTCTAAACGTAAATGGCCTAGGAGCTTTCCAGATTGAAAAGCAAACAATCGGCGGTGTCACTCTCATAACTTCGGGAGATTTGAGTACTACGGTGCAAGCATGCGCCGATTATATCGGCACCCACTTTCAACTTGAAAATCCACAATCTGTTTACAGTGGTTCAGCATCTTCCATCTTCCTTAATTTCGGTGTTCCAGCTGGCGGGAGCGTGGCAGTTGTAGCAAACCAGCAATTGGCTGCCCAAATCTCTACCGTGGCCCAGATTTCATTCGGTCATATCGCCTGGGATATTACCACGCTTGATGCTACAGGTGGCGACCTATACGACATCGGAGTTTACACCGCAAACGGAGTTTTGGTCTGCGACATTGGCCCTACGGCCATGACTTCAACGGGAGTTCAGACGGCGGCGTGTGTTCAGGGTTCCGTACTGCTGCCCGCAGGGAATTATTACATCTGCACGACAGGCAATGCAGGAACCGCGAAGTTTGGCATCATGAACAACTCATCAAGCACCAGCGTTATTTCAATCACAGCGAATATTGGAACGACCAGCGGTGGGCAATTGCTTTCTTCGTTTATCGGTGTCTCACCGTCCCCTGCTCTAACAAGCGTTCCTTGGGCAGCTTTGTATCCATAAATTAGGAGGCTCGATGCACAAAAGACACTTAATCCTGCTCACCTTTCTGCTGCTGGTAGGCGGATGGCGTGCGCAGGGGCAGAACATCACGGCGGCAGGCTCAAGCTGCACGACGGCAGGGGCTTGCGCAGTAATTCAACTCAGCACCACAAATACCGGAAGCGTGACGTTCACTATCTCTGGAACCTTTTCGGCTACGCTACAATTTGAAGTCCTTGCAGACGGCACGGAAGCTAACAAATCCTCGGTGAACTGCGTTCCGCCTAACTCTACCACTGCGGTTACGAGCACGACGGCAGCAGGGACGTGGACGTGCAACGTACCGGGAGCGCAAGTCTTCAGGGTGCGCTGCTCGGCTTACACTAGCGGCACGGCAGTGGTGGCACTGAACGCATCGAATGCTATCGACACGGCGCTATTGGGTAGCGGTGGGGGCGGAGGCGGCAGCGGAACAGTAACCAGCGTGACCTTCACCGGAGATGGCGCCGTTCTGAGCGCAACGCCATCCTCGGCAGTTACGACCAGTGGCACGCTAACCGCTACGCTTGCCAATCAAACAGCCAATACGGTCCTGGGGGCGTTAACGGCCACAACGCCCTCAGACCTAGCGCTCCCATCATGCAGCGCGACCACTAGTGCCTTAATTTGGACATCTGGCACCGGGTTTGGCTGCCACACGATAACTCCGGGGACAGGCACCGTTACAAGCGTGACTTTTACTGGTGACGGAATCATCGACAGTTCGACGCCCTCAACGGCAGTTACCACCTCAGGAACTGTGGCCGCTACTCCTCTAACGCAAACTGCAAACACCGTGTTAGCTGGCCCTGCATCGGGTTCTGCTGCGAACCCCGCTTTCCGGGCGCTAGTATCCTTGGATGTTCCAGATAACGCGGCGAATACGAGCGGTACGGCAGCCAATGTTACCGGCATAGTGGCGGCTGCCAACGGTGGTACCGGAGTTGCAAATACAGCTACGCAGACGCTGGGAACCTCGAATATAAATTACGCAACGCAGGCCACTGGATTTGATTATGTGACGACAACGACCGGAGCGCACGCAGCGGCCACGGCTGCTCAGGCTGCGACGCTCATTCAAGGACTGACAGGATGCAACACGGCTAACTTTGTGTTCACTCCGCAGGCAAGCGATTGCGTGGCCCAGAGTGGAAGTGGACTCTCGGGAATGACGGCTGGGCAGGTAGCAATCGCCGCCACCGCGAGCACAGTTACATCTTCCAAGGCAATCGTGGGTACAGATACAGGCTTGGCGAGCGCCGCAACGATTTCGACCACAGCGGGCACCATCACTTGCTCCACGGCAAACGGCGGAGTCACTACGACCGGATGTCCTGCATCTCTGCCTGCGGTGACGAACACAACGGCAGTTACAGTCAGCAATCCGACCGCAGCGACAGACACGATTTTGATGGCGCTCTCCCTGCCCGCTGGATACTTGAACGTGGTAGGGCAGCCATTTATTGTTCATGGTTCGGGAGTACTCACGACAACGACGGCAAGCGTTCCGCAGGTAACGATTACTCCGAAGCTCTGCTCTGTAGCCGGATGTGCTACAGGAACTGTCACGCCACTGGCCGCTATTCAGTCAGCAGCATTGAATAGCGTAGCGATTTCTAATGCTACTTGGGCCATTGATTTGACTATGACTGTTGTGGCGAACGGGTCAAGCTGCAACCTGATTGTGAAAGGTTCTCCGGGCCTCATAATTGAGGCAGGAGCCAGCGTAGCCACTGCCGATAGCGTCTATGCAGACGCCAACACTGCCGTTTCATCCCCCAATCAGAATTGCGCGAATGCCCTATTTCTGGATTTCTTCGTGCAGCAATCGACTACAGGCGCGTCCAACTCTTATAAGCAGCTTGAGGCTGTGATTGCTCCACCGTCAGGCGTAGGGGGAAGCAGTGGTAGCGGAATAACCAGCGCGACGATGGGCGGTAGCAGTTCCGCCATTGTTTGGTCAACTTCACAGCAAATTAGAAATATTTACGGGGGACCACAGGCCACCAATACCACGGTAGCCATTGACGAAGTTCCGCAGGGACGCGCGAAAACTATCATAGGAATTCAATGGGCGCTGAGCGCAGCGCAGGCTAGCGCGACTACTAACCTGACATTCACCTTCGTGGATGCTACGGCCAGCACTAGCGCAGTCTGTCAAGTTACTACCAATGTTACTACCACAACCACTTGTTCCTCGGTAGTCTCTCTTTCCGTTGCTCAAGGCGATTTATGCTACGTGGAATTTGCCCTAGGTGGTGGCACGGGCACATCAGCCGCTTTAGGGTGGGAGATTACCTACCAATGAGAATAGCTCTCTTAATTACAGCTTTATTTGTGGCGGCGCTTCCCGCACACGCGCAATCCTGCGTGAGTCTATCGCTGATGGGAGCAGTGTTTCCAGACCCGATGCCCCTTACCAATCCCATCACTAAAATACAGTTCCCCGTGCAGATAATAAATAATTGCTCGCAGACTGTTTACTACGGGAAAAGCACCTGGGCAGGATTGGAAAGTGCAGACGATACGTGGTGGTCTGCGAACGGTTGCACGACGCTTCTTCCCGCTGCGGTATGCTACGGCTACACCGGAGCGGCGGCAGACCCCGATGACCCGATGATTTGCCAGCCGCCCAACGCACCGAGTGAAAATTGGTGTGTTGATACGCTGACAACTATTTGGTGCTTTTCTAAACCGTGTCCGGGGAGTGCTGGCCCGACTGCCACGCTGACATTTCAGTGGACGGTGGACAATCCCAAGGTAGAAGGGGACGTGGAACCAGCCTCGCTGACCTTCACCGGGCCAGTAGGGGTGCGCACACCAGACCAGACCATCACGGGCAGCAACTCGGAAACTTGTGGGGCTGACTGCACGGGACTCGTCACCTTCGGGCAGGTGACTGTACCGCCCAACGTCTACATCGACGTGGACAATTGCTCCGGCCAGTCCGTCCCGCAGAGTCAAACCTGCACAGTCACGGTGTACGCCATCCCTGTTGTTGCAACACAAACATCGCCGGGGCCAATCAACATACCGAACAATCTGGGCAACAACGGACGCAGCAAGGTGTATACGACCATAAACTAATGAAACGACTTCTTATTATTCTTTTGTGGGCCTTTCCTGTCTTCGCGCAGAACACCATTCCCATCATCATCATGCCCGCCGAGGGTCCGTGGACCGCGCAGACTCTCGTAGGCGAGCGCCTGAACGCGCCGGTGACCTTCGGTGTGGGCATCCCGGATGCATGGAATATCGACTGCCCCGGCACGCAACTCCATCCTGAGAACGAGCAAGCGCCGACTAAGCTCATCCTGAAGTACGCAGGTACGCAGGTGACCTCGCAATTCCGCTGCATGGCCCACTGGCCGTCCGGCAACGCGGAATGGGTGCAGGTGGACTCGCAGCTGCCGTGCTTCAGCGAAGTGGGAAACGGGTCGTGCGCGGCGACATCTTCTCTCGCGGGAAACCTAAATTACGACCTGAACCTGACCATCTCGACTGTGTCGTCTGGTGGCGGGAACGTACTGTGCTCGCCGACCTGCACCACGAGTTTCACTCCGATGGCCGTAGACTCCAATCCAGGGTCACCGAATACAGGAACAATCACAGTCACGACCGGGGCAGCCACATTCGTAATCCAGAAAGCCAACTTCGACGGCTACCACGACGCAGCAATCGGCGCACTCCATGAAATAGCAGGGAACAACCACGGCCCCTACGATGGCTTCACGCTCTACGGACCATCCGACTCGCTCATCCCGCCGACCGCATCCAGCCCCACCATCGCGGGAGTGTCCTGTGGTCCCGGCCCGGTGCCCACGAATTACACGGGCGCGGCCTGCACCACGCCCTATTCGTCGCAGAACGATTCTGCCTCTACCGCTATTATCGAGGAAAACGGACCCCTGCGAGCGGCCATCACAGCCAATTTCGATTTCAAGAACTCATCCGGGCATGCCTACTTTCACGGGCGCGTGCGCATGTTTTTCTGGCGCAACCGCACGGACTCCAAGACGGAAATAATCAACGAGAACGCCTACGTGCCGGTGGTCACTGGAGTCACTGGAGTGGGCTGCTATCCCAACGGCATCGCATCGTCATCCTGCTCGCCGACTGACCAGTGGAATGTGGCCTACAAGGAATTCAACCAAGAGGAAATGCGCGAGACCGATAACCTGTCAGGCGCCACGCGCGATTTCCAATTCGCAGACGATGCCACCGGCACCACGGTCTCGGCTACCACAGGAACCATGTCCTCGGCGCAATCGGCGTATCTATTTCAAGGCTACTCCAACGATGGCGAGTGGTTTGATTGGCCGGGTGGGACTCTTTGCGGAAGCGGCGTTACCGGGGCATCGTCGGTCGGCAACAGTTGTGTGGTCTCCTACATTTCGCGTTCCGGCTCCTCAAACAACTGGCAGTACGCGCTCCTCGGCTATCAAGACACTGGGCCGACCGGCGCAGGCATCAAGCAAGGCGCGTCCACCGTATATCCCGTAGGATGGTCGGATTTCGATGACGGCGCAAATGGAATCGAGACCGGCGTGTATCAGCTCGCGATGTACTGGCCGAAGTCGCTCGAATATCAGCCGGGGAACACATCAGCGGGATGTGGGGGCGTGTCGCCTTTCTGCGGCAACAATAACGAAATCCGCATAGGCATCTGGCCGAACCAGCAACTGTGGAACACATCCGGTACACCATACGTGACAAATCCCAGCTACGTTACGACGCAAGCGTCCGGGCCGTGCAAGGGGTCGTTTCCGTGTCAGGCGCAAATATCCTACGTCATCGGCTGGCCGCAGACGCAGATTCACGACATCTACTGGAACTTCCACACGGGTACGCAATCGGCGGCGACGGCGCAGGCCAATTTTCTATATTTCCAGCATCGGCTCCTCGCCAAGCCTCAGTCCTCCACATATTGGAACTCCGTGGTCGATGCGACCTATTCCATTCCCGCGCTGTGGTATCCCATGCCAGACCCGGTGACCGAGGACACTTTCTACAAAGGCGCAGGCAGTACGGTATGCCCGAATGCCATCGGCTCGTGTTTGGGAGACGTGGGCGGCACTGGATTCGCCTACACCGGCAGCACGAACAAAATGACCATCTGGAGGTATTTTGGGTGGATAGCCGGAGGCGGCTCACAGGGCAACCAGTTCGAGCAGCGCAATTCCTTCGACCTGCAATGGCTGCAACGCGGGTGCGCCGTTAGTGGGAGCGTGTGCGGGGCGGCGAGCACACTAGGCTCTCTCGCAGGACGCTTCATTTGGGTTGACCACTTTGACCGCATGCAGACCGAGAAGACCTTGCCGCGGTCGAATACGGTGAATAAGTCTGGACCCAACGCGGGATTCCGGTCGATGTGCACGAGCGACCCGGAATGTAACAGCGCGGGACTGCAATTTTTCCTCTACGGCGACCCTCGCAGCGCATCATTGCCATCTAATTGGAACGGCGGCATGCAGAACTTCGGTGATGACGACGATGGTGGGGACCACAACGTGATGTGGGGGCAATATCTCCACTACTTCCTGACCGGCGACGAGACCATCCGCGAGCAGTTAATGGAAGGATTCAAGGACCGCTTGCAGAATCCGTTCGTATCGTGGTTCAACGTGCAAGCCAACGCGCCGGGGAACACGTCTCCGGGGCATGGTCACGTGGGAGCAATACGCGCAGAGGGTCACATGTACTCTACTGCTGCGCGTGCGATGGACTTCGAGAATTCTATCAGCGACCCAGACGCCGACACATTAGCCACAATCACCGGAGGAAATTTCACCTCGCCGGGGCAGGTGGCTAACAATGCCTGCACGTCGGTTGCGTACGGCTCTACCTCCAATACCTGCGCTACTGTGCTCGAAGGATTGCTACAGGACCTCGCGGTGTATCAAGTGCTGCCGCTAGTGAACGCTGGTTATCCTACGGGATTCACCGACTGGCTAACCACTAAGGCCGATTGCTTGACCAACACACCTCCGACAAACGGTTGCTCGCAGGGGCAATCGCCCACTCGCGGATTCCCGATTACGTTGGCTTCGGGGGAGAACTGTAACTATGCGGCGTGGAAGGCCAGCACAGTTTCGACACCATCAAATTATTCCGTATCGCCCTACAACATCGCTGCCATCGTGGACTCCAATAATAACTTGGAACTGGTGCAAACCGCTGGTACTGCTGGAATGGGTACGCATCCTACCTGGTGCACCACGCCTATAAACTGCACGACAAACGACAATACGGTCGTGTGGCAGATGATTGGTCCCACCATCCCCCCGTGCAATACGGCTAGTGGAGGCGTCGGTGGGGGCGTAGGCTTCCGTCACCTTAGCGGATTCATGAACGGCGTGCATGTGAACGGCATATACGATGTCTGGACTGAGATGCGCAAGATTATGGGCCTAAACTGGCATCTCATTGTCGGCCAACTCTCTGGAATGCCGCTCACGTCGGCGTCCTATAACACTGGGTGCGGAGTCCCTGGGAATCAGGGCTACCTGTGGGACGGCTGCACCACACTCAACAATGCCACGGTGAGCGAAAAGGGCCTACTAGATAATATTTACGGCGACTGGCTCCAGATGGCACAGGAGAGCTGCGTCAACACGAATCCGCTGGGCGTGTACACCGCACGCGCGGGATGCAACTACGACCAATCTTTGGACTATATAAATTCCGCTCCCGGCTGCTTCGGCGGACAGAACTGCCTGCGCGTTTACCCAACCGGAGCATCGGCATGCGTCGTCGGCTGCGGCGGCGCGACCATGTTCCCTGCGATTGGCGGAGCGGGCCTGGTGACCAATGGCATCACCGACATCACCGGGGACAGCCATAATAACTATCAGTTCCCGTTCGAGAGTCAGGCCGCGAACAACGGTATTATCGGTCAGGAACTTGGCTCGCACGAAATGAAAATGATTGAGCAGTTTATCCTGGCGAACAACAGCACGCGCACGGCTGGTTATGTCATCAAGGCTTCTCTGCCACAGTTGCTCGCGGTGCCCGGAGGACTAACGCTCACGAGCGGGACGAATTGTACCGCGCACACGACGTATATCGTAATCGGACCTACGACCACAGGGACATGCACTATCACATGGGCTACGCCACCGGGACTGTCCTCGGTAAATGGAGTGAGTTACCGACTGAAATATTATCCGTGTCAGACTGGCGCGCTCACGATATACGGCAATGGGAGCGAATGCCCCACTGCGGGAAAGACCCTCGTGCCCACGCTGGGCTTTCGCTCGGACTGTGTGGTCAGCTCAGGATGTAACTCGCAACTGGCTATCGGAGGAACGCAGCCTGCTACTACGGTGAACTCTCTGAATAGCTATGTGCCTACGCCTGCAAATATCGGCTCCTTCGTGCTCAGTCCGGCTAGCAATGCCAACTGGAACAATGGCATGGACCTACCGGACTGTGGAAACGGGACGCCGACTACAGGTTCCGGCGCTTATCCCGCATGGGTACCTATTCAGGCCGCGCCGTTCGTACCTGGATGCAATTCGGCGGTACCTTCGGGAACCAGTTACACATTTGTAGGGCAGCCGAATACAACTTACACTTTCGCCAATTATGCGTTTCAGAATTCAGCGGCATCGCTAACGCCTGCCTCGCAAGCGTTCTTTTCCGCGGCGGTGGGTACATCCAGCGGAGACAGTCCCCGCTCTTTAACTCTGACAGCAGGTCCAAGCAATCTCACCTCGCTGGTTATTTCAACCACGGGAGATTTCTCACAGACGAACACCTGCTCCGGCACGTTGACGGCGGGAGCAAATTGCACTATCAGCGTGACTTTCACGGCAACCGCTACGGGAACACGTACTGGCACGGTGGTAGCGACTTACACAGGTGGCTCGCTGAGTTCCACTCTCTCAGGATTCGGTTTGGCGGCAGGTGGTGTGATTATTATTCCGCCTAACCCTTGCGTGCTTTCACTGCCAGCTACAGCGAATGGGACTTGCACTTTTCAATCTCAGACCGTAGGACTCCCTAGCTCCGATAGTCCTGAACCGGAAACCTTGTCGAACACTAGTGGAGCCGGACTTACGAGCATCGCCTGCTCCACTACTGGAGCGAATAGTTTGGACTTTACTCTTAGTGGAACGTGCGCCACGACCCTCTTGAACAACTCCACCTACAGCATCCCCACCACTTTTACTCCGGGTGGAATAGGCTCACGGACAGCCAATTTGAAAGTGAGCTACGGAGGGGGCGGAGGCCCGACCATTGGACCTCTCGCGGACTGCAATGAACCGACACTTGCAACTGCGCTTACCTCTGTCTCAGCCGACAACACGACGGTTCTAGTGCCTTCTGGAACTTGCACTTGGACTTCTCCACTCATTTATAACCCGACCTTCACTACGTATGTCATCTTTGGCAACGGAGGCACTACAACTCTTAACGACGCGGTTATCCACAGTTCAGGCTCAATGTTTCAAATCCAAATACCAGTGGGAAAGACTTTCCGGCTTTCGGGAGCGACCATTCAGCCCTTGAGCACCAATCCAGCCAACTACCTGGACGATATGGTTTCCGTTCTAGGAACCTGCAATTCGAGCGGCTGTCCTAATTTCCGCCTAGACCACATGGTATTCACTGGCTCTACTGGCTCCACTTGGAACTCCGGTTCCGGTTGGCAAATGGATGTCGCCGATGTATTCGGCGTAGCAGACCACAACACAGTCACCTACCCATCGGGCGGCGGTATCTTCGGAAACGTCAGCCACGCTTCGTATTTGGGAGTGGGCCAGTACGGGGATAACTCTTGGACGCAGCCGGATTCCTTGGGAACAGGCAACGCTTTTTACTTCGAGGACAACACAATTACAGCCGGAGGCAGCGCCCCTCAGCCAGCCCTGATTGTAGATTGTGACCACAGCGCATTTGGAGCGCAGCATGTCGGAGCTTGCCGCATGGCCCTACGCCATAACACACTCATCAGCGCAGGAGGCACGGTACACGGCACAGAGAGTGGAGGCAGGTCTCGCGGTGGCAGGCAGATAGAGATTTACGACAACCAATTCACCTGCAACACTACAGCGGGATGCTCGAACGGATTTCAGGCTCGCAGCGGAGTCGTTTACCAGTTCGGGAACACTTATACCACCGGCGCCGGTTCATTTTTCAACGGGTTCCTGCAACTCGCAGAGTTTAGGCGTTGGGCCAATCTCGGCGGATGGGACACCTGCAACGGCGCGGGTCCGTGGGATAACAACGATGGCGTGGTATATGCCTCGGGGACCATTACGGCGACGTCCGGCTCTGGCGGGGCACACACTTTGGTTGTCACCGATACTTCGCAAAGCTGGACAACGAACCAGTGGGCACCGGGGAACGGTTCGTCCTACAGCATCGTTAACCTCACACTCGGGAATACCTACGGATGGGAAATCAGCAGTAGCACATCCAATTCGGTTAGCTCCACTCTCTACTCCCAGGATTCCTATAATAGCTGGCCCACCTTCAATGTCGGCGACCATTACCAAATCCTGAAAGCATCCGTGTGTATCGACCAGCCATCGCGAAGCCTCAGCACGCTGCTTTCGGGAGCCACACCGCCTACTGGCTGGGTCAATGAAGTTTTGGACCCTTCCTACGAGTGGAACGACACACTTTCTCCCGGCTCTATTATCAATTTTGGGTTGATGGGTTCGCAGACTCTGAGCTTGATTGCGAATCGTGACTGGTATCAGGAAAGCGCCACTTCGCAGACAGCAAACACTAGTCCGACTTCGCCATTCAATGGCACAAGCGGAACGGGCTGGGGTATCGGGGCCAATCGCCCAACAAGTTGCTCTCTTTCCGTGAGCTACTTTTCTACGAACGTTGGCTCGCAAGGAACTCTATATCAATGCCAGTCTGGGTCGTGGGTTTCTATCTACACGCCCTATACCTATCCGCATCCGCTGACGACTAGCAGTGGAGGTTCAGTCTCGGCACCACTCGCAGGAACCGGACTAGGCGCTACTGTGACGCTCGCGCCATCCACCTATGCTTTCAATTCAACCGTAGCAGGCAGCGGAAATAGCAGCGACAGCCCTCAGACTTTTATCTTCACCAATGGCACGGCGGGAACGGTCACTCCGGGTACAGTGTCCTTGAGCAACGCGGTGGACTTCAACATCCAATCGAACGGATGCACGGCACCAGTAACGGCAGGAAATACTTGCCTCGTAACAGCGAACTTCGCGCCGGCCATCACCGACATCGGCACGCTGACATCAACACTGAGCATTGCATTCACAGGAGCATCGGGAAGCCCGGTTACGGCGGCGCTATCGGGAGTCAGTACATCACCCACGACCGTATTTCCAAACAATCCAATTACACCACTAGGAATCGCGGTACGATGAGAGGGAAAATCATGAAACGCAGAATACTTGTAACGGTATTTGTTGTGGTCTTGGCGTTCATCGTAGGCGCAAAGGCTCAGAGCAGTGGCATCTGGTCTAACGCGGCTATCAACTTTCCGATTCAGGCGAGTGTGACGCCTGCCAGTTGCACTGCTCCGGTCACGGGAGTTACGAATTACTGTACTACGGGCACAGTGGGCATGCTCATATCTTGCAACGGAAGTCCGTATGTTGCCGGTGTAGTGTGCGGCGGCGCAGCGGGGGGAGTTTCCTCGGTCAGTGTGAACGGAGGGCCGCTTCAGACCGGAGCGGTACAGCTAAAGATTCCTTCGACAGCGACCTCTACGGCGACAGTGCCGGGAGCTAGTTTCTCGCAGAACGGGGCATTGACGCTTACAGCACCAACGGTAACGACGGTTATTCAGTAGTGCCGCGACCTGGAACGCGGTAGGACCAAAGGGGACCACATGCTGACTGCTTTCATGAATGCTTCAAAGTACGATTGGGGTACGTGGTTTTTGGGCATTATGAGAGCGCTCATCAGTGGGGGTTCGTCCGCTATGGTATCTGGACTGGCCAGCATGGGTATCGCTCCCGGAACATTTAACCTCACCAATTCTATCAGCAACACATTCAAGCTGATGGGCGTGATGTTTTTGTTTCAAGGGCTTTACCGTATGTTTGAGTTCCTTCAGTTGCATGGAGCACCGGACCCCATAGCGCAACAGGTAGCTTTGCAGAAGGCTGCTGAAGCGACGAAAGAAGCACAGGGCGCGATTGCGGAAGCCAAAGCAACCGCTCCCAAGGCAGACCACTAAAGGAGACGCATCAATGATTCTATTCCAGGTTCCCCCTGCACCCGTTCCGTTCTGGGAGTCTTCGGCGTTCACTACGGCGGTTGTACTGCTAATTGGCGCGGTGATGGCTTATTTTCAGTCCCGCACCACCGCCAAGGTGGACAAAACTGCCGCAAAGGTGGACACCATCGAGACCCATACCAATGGGATGCTTACCGCGCTTCAGAACAAAGTGGACTTGCAGGAGAAAGACCGAATGCACTTGGCGGAGATTACCGAGAAGGATAAACAGATTGCTTCTCTCACTGCCAAGCCAGACGCACCAACACCTTAAAGGAGAAACTATGAACGCACCGTGGAAGTTAATCTGCCTGATTCTAGCTTTGGTTCTGTTCGCCATTTCCGCGTGGGCTTATGAGCCTACAGGAGGTCCGTGGTACGGGCGCTTCATCGCGGCAGGGCTGTTTTTCTTTACCCTGAGCATGATTATTAGCTGATGAACCCGGTTCCCTACGAAGAACTCACGCAGTCCGACCTAATGAAGCTGTGTGTCTGGCGGGAAGCGCGTGGCGAGGGACTGCTAGGTAAAAGAGGCGTGGCCCATGTAATTTTGAACCGGGTAGCTGAACCTTGCTGGTGGGGAGACGACATACCCTCGGTGATTCTGAAGCCGTGGCAATTCAGTTCATTTAATCCTTCAGACCCGAACTCTGATAAATGGCCTCTCGACGTTGACCCTAGCTTTGTGGATTGCTCGGATGTTTGCAACGCCGTGTTGCAAGGCACGGATAAAGACATCACCAGTGGAGCCACGTTTTACTGTGATGTGAGCATCAACGAGCCAGAGGACTGGGTAAAAGCTGGCTACCTTTTGAAATTGCAGGTGGGACGCTTGAGATTTTACGTTCCGCCGACGAAATGATGTTGCTTTGGGCCAAAATCATATTACTATGGAGCCACTATGAAACACGCACTCCGCTTGGCAGTACTTCTACTCTGTACGACACTTCCCGCATTCGCACAGACAGCTCTCAGCAACGCATCTATCTCAGGCAGCTTCACAGGCTTCTCTGCTGGCAGCGGCGGATGGCAACCAGCAGTACTCGCTAGCGCCAGCTATCAGGTAACGCAGCGAGTGACCGGAGCCTACTGGGAGATTTCCGTTCCGTCCCTCTCTCGCAACTACAACCTTGGAGTCGGCACGTACACGCTGCCACTGTCTTCGATTCTCGGCAAGACAATTAGCTCCAAGCTCCTTTTTGACGCCTCGGCTATCCCTGTGGGATTCAGCGCCGGAGCTGGAGAAGTTGTGCAACTAGGAATCACCCATGCGGCGGGAATCGCTGGCGCTAGCTTTGGCATCCCTGTTAGTGAATCGACTACGCTGAACGTGCTGGAAATCTATGGCGTCTTTGGCGGCGGTCACGAGAGCGGCGTATTCTCGAACATTTCCTTAAGCTCTTTCACGATGGCAACTGGATTGACCGTGCATCTGGCTCCGCTCGGCGCTCAATTCAAGCATCGCTTTGTAGCAAAGAACAAGGCCCATGTGAGACTCGGTAAGTGCGAGCAATGCTAAGTGTTCGACAAGCACATTACACTAACTAGCACGGACAGTTCCGTGAGCCTTCAGATTGTAGCAGGCACGGAAGGGCTAAAGAGCCTGACAGTTGTAGCGGGCAGCAAGAGCCAGCAACTCACAGCGCAGAAACTAATCGACCTCGCAGCACCCGCACTGAAGGAGTACATGAATGGCGTTTAAGACTGGAAAGAAAGCCCCCAAGTGGCATCCTAAAACGCTGATGCTATCGAAGTACACGCAGAAGGGCGGAGTCATGCTGCCGCCACCCGAGAAAATTTATCTAGAATATAAAATACCCCCGGCAACAATCGGTATGGGCTTGAACGACCAGCTATCGGACTGCCTCGCAGCTTACGCAGCCCATCACTTGCAAGTCATCACGGGGCATGTGGGAACAGCGGTATTCGCAGAGGACTCCGAGATTCAAGCATTCTACTCCGCATTCTCTGGCTACGTTCCGGGCGACCCCTCGACCGACAATGGCGGATACTTCGTTGATATGTACAACTGCTGGCAGACGCGCGGACTCGCTGGATTCAAGATTGACGGATGGGCGCAGATTGACACGAAGGATTATGCCAAGCGCCAGATTGCCATTCGCCTGTTCCTCGGTTGCGGAGTCGGTGTGCAACTACCAGCATCGGCACAGACGGAGTTCGAGGCAGGGCAAGATTGGACGATGCAGCCCGGCGATGTACCCAAAGACGGCCATGCCATTCTAGAATCGGGGGAGGGCGCGAAGGGCCATAACTTTGCTACGTGGGGCAAGGGCGACCAGAAGGCCGATAATAACTGGGACTTACAATGCACCGACGAAGTGTACGTCCCTCTAACGAAGGCAGTCATCAGCGCAGCCAACGACGTAGCGCCTCAATCGCTAGACTACGATGCACTGGTTGCAGACCTAGCCGCACTGAAGGCGTAAACGTGCACGACCACGAACTAAGAGAGCTATACCGAGCGGAGACGGAGTTTTTCCGAGAACTGACCAAGATTCTGAAGCATCAATTTCCGCGTAAGGCGGAGTCGTTAATCTCACAAATCGAAGTAGGAGGATTAGATATGGGAGCACCAGCAAGTATTCACCTGAATAGCACGACAGCGCAAGTCACGTTTCAAGAGTTCGATGGCCCGAACGGAACAGGTAATCCACTGCCTCCGGTCGGCCCGATGAGCTATGCCAGCGATACGCCAGCTACGCTGACCGTGGACCCGGCTTCGGGAAAAATCTCTCCTGTAGCCGTAGGAACCGCAACGATTACGACCACGGACACCGGAAACGGATTGTCTGACACGAACCTTGTGACGGTCGTAGCCGACACAGCGGAAAGCCTTGTAGCAAGCATAACCCCCTAGGTTCCTTCCCCAAGGAAAGCGCGGGGCTGCCCTAGCTGGGTAGCGGTGGCCTCGCGTGCTTTACCCCCCTCCCTGCAATTCCGTTGCCAACTATTTTAGCCTACCTGTACGATTTCTCTTGCATTGATTCCCTGATAAGCGTACGGTGTACGCATGACGCTTACATCATTCAGAAAGCACCTAGCGAAGCTAGCTGAAGAGGCTGGCTCCCAGAGGAATCTAGCCAAGCGCCTCGGTATCTCTCCAATGTTCATTTGCGACGTGTTGAAAGGACGCCGCGACCCCGGAGACAAGATGCTCAAGGCGATGGGCTTCGAGCGCAGGGTCTCTATTCGCAGGACAGTAGAAATAACGGAGGTACCATGAGCCTACGCAGCCAAACACCAAAGTGCAAGAACTGCGGAGCGGAGCTTCACGAGAAAGAAGAGCGCGTAACCGAGTACTGCATCAACTGCATATGCTCCGACAAGCAAATCGAGGCGGATGCTTCCAGTGCGTGGGAAAGCTACCTGAACGAGAAGTATGAAACACGCGAGGCAAACTCATGACATGCCCTCAATGCGCATTTGACGGAATGGTCGAGAAGGGCGACGGGCAATTTCCAGAGTGTCCAGACTGCGGATTCGTGGCCTACGACGCAGAAGCCCTAGCCCTAATGCGAGAAGTAGAGCGCGAGTACAAGCAAGCCCAACGCGAGTGCTGGCCGGAGCCTGTACCTGCCGACTACCACACGCAAGAGGCAGAGACGGAGAGGATGCGGGAGGCGTGGAGGTTGAAAATACAATGAGCTACTTCCTACTAATTCTTTTTGTGATGCTGGCGCTGCTGCTCAGTGGCCCCAAAGATAATCGGAGGCTCTAATGGACATCTGCCAATCACGTCACCGGGGCAACCCTGAATCGGTAGCGGCGAACGAGCGCGTACAGGACTTCAAGAGGGGCGACCAAGCTCGCATCTGGCTATTTCTAAAACGGTCAGGACCATGTACCTGCAAAGAATTGGAATATTGCTTGGAAATGAAGCACCAGACCTGCTCAGCCCGACTCAGTGAACTCAAGGCCGATGGATGGGTCGTGAAAACAGGCAAGCGCAGAGACGGTGCAGCCGAGGTACGAGCGGTGACACAAGGAGAACGCGATGCTGCTAAGAATCTGCAACTGGATTTGGGAATGGGAACTTCCGCACCATCAAGTCACTAGCCGCCTACGCAGGCTAAGGAGAAAGCCGTGAAAACTCCCAAAGGTATTTGCCCAAGCTGTCGAGGAAATCGGCATCACCCTTTGCACGCGGTGAGGCACGAGCGGTATGCCAAACGTCACACTTTGGCCGTAATGAATATTCAAAGGAAGTACATTAAAACCCGCAGCGGCTGCCGCTATTGCGGAGGGAAACTTAACCGCTACTCAACGACATGCGATTATTGCCAGTTGCGCAGAAACAAGAAGAAACGGGAGCGCTATCACGAGCAGAAAGAGCCTAGAGCATGAAACATCCCTTCGATTGGACTACCGACAGCCCAGAGCAGGTAAGTGCCCTGACGTTTCGCGTGTTTGAGTACTGGCGCAAGCAGCGGGAGCCGGAGCCGCAGATGGAAAGCGAACTGGAAATTTTACTTCATCCGATTACTTTGGGGGAGAAATGAGCGAAGCAACAAGTCTGGTAAAGAAACTCTGCGAGATTGGCGCGACACTGAGCTTCATTCAGAAGCGCGGGAAGAACGAGTTCCATGTCTATAAATACGCAACCGAGGCCGACATAGTTTCAGCCATTCGCCTAGAAATGTACAAGCGCCACGTGTTCCTGATTCCCAACTTCATCTCGCACACTCGTGAGCAGATTGAGCGCCAGTCTGGTAAGGGCGACCAAGTGAAGATTACACGGACGGCGCTAACTGACGTGATGATTCAGTGGACATGGCACGACGGCGAGACTGGCGAGACTCTAGCATGCCACGTGCCGGGCTGTGGGGAGGATTCTGGCGACAAAGGAACGTACAAGGCATTCACAGGCTCAGAAAAGTATTTATTGCTTAAAACGTTCCTAATCCCCACCTACGACGATGCAGAGCAGCTAACCCCGGCGGACAAGAAAGCCCTTCAGCAGCGCATAGCCGCAGAGAAGAAGGCTGAGGGTGAGGCGCGTAAGGCCGTGCGGGAGTCCACAAACCCAGAGGAAGCCCAGCGCGAGGCGCAGCGGGGCTTCGTAGTTTTCATTACCATGCCAGACAGGTTCCACGGGGAGTACGTCGCCGTCTATGGAACAGGCATCAACGATTCAAAGCTACAAACCTTCATGGAAGATTGCGGAGCGCAGCGATTCAAAGGGCCAGAAGGTATTCTCTACAAGCTACCCGTCGAGTACGCATCGGACTGCAAATCACTAGTCACCAAGCTCAACATGACGCTGGAGGCGAAAGATGCCGGAGCCTAAATTCCATCCCGGCGACCGCGTGAACTTCCTCTACGGCTCGATGGAGCTACACACAGGGGTAGTGCGAAAGTATCACGGGACAGACTCTACCAAGCGGGAAATCTACTCGGTGGATGATGAGACTACGCGGTACTTGAACATGCCAACGCAACGCTATCTTTACGATTCGGAGCTTCGCCTTGCCGAGTAAGCGGCATCTGCTGGAAGTCCTCAAGTACGAGGTCGAGGTCAAAGGTGAGGGAGAGCACCGCTGCTATTACGGCGACGTGGAGAAGGAACAGGCCGTCCGTGCAATGAACGATAAAAAGCAAACAAGGTTCGTGCTACCAACAGACGACTGGGAACTGTGCGCCAGACTCAATGCTCACAAACAGCGCATCTACAAAAAAACTCACAACAAGGCGATTATGCTAAGTCTCATGGAAAAAGCATGGGCCGAAGCGTTGAGCGATTCAGAGCTTGACCGCGTGATGGCAGCTTTAGATGCCGTGGAGCACACATGAACATCGAGCTAGAACTATGGCAGCTAATAGAGGGTATTCCTCACAAGAGATGGTTTCACGCTGTCGGGCCGCTGGGAGTGAAGGAATACGATTCGAGGTGCTTGCGTTGCAGGACTGTGCGAATAATCGAACAAATCCGCGACGAAGCCAAGACACAGAGGTGCGTGAGTCAGGGATTCAACCCGTACCCGTCAGATTGACTTTCACAGCGGAGTGAATTCGCACCGTTTCCGCGCAGGGACTCTCCCTGTTGATTGGCGGTGCGAAAAAGAACAGCAAAATATTCGCGCTTGACTGCAAAGTCCAAATCGCGCAAAATCAACCCCGATAAGTCGCCTACGTCTTCTCAACTCACAATGCCTTGTGCGCTGAGCGGTAGGAAGAAGGACAACCGAGATGGCGCACCAACCAAACGTACCTGCTCTGCTACCGCCGCAACAGGTCTCCCATAACGCCTTGCTCGGACGCTCTACGGGTGTATTCGTTCTCCCGCAAGGCCGAGATTACGGGGGTCTCGCCTAAACGAATTGAGGCAGTGAATAGCGCTTGCAAATTCCCTGAAAGATGGGAAAATGGCGGTAATCTGCCCACAACAGGCGCAGGTTCGGTAGTCCATCGCACAAGGCACTGAGGCTCTCCTCGTTGAACCGGGAGGGCCTCTTTTATTTTTACCTACCTGCACGATTTTACTTGCATTTGCCCAAACGCTTGGGTATTCTCTCGTTCGGAGGAATTAAAGATGAGCATTACAATCACTGAAGCACTCGCAGAGATTAAAACAATCGGGAAGCGTCTGGAGAAAAAGAGAGCGGCAATCCTGTCGAATCTCGGACGAGATAGCCGTTTTGTTGACCCACTGGACGGCGGAAGCGTGGACTACGTGAAGAAAGAGCGCCAAGCCATTCAGGATTTGGAGAAGCGCATTGTGGCTATTCGCACGGCCATTCAGAAATCTAACCTAAGCACTCCCACTACAGTAGGGGATGTGACTCAGACCGTAGCGGAGTGGCTCACTTTCAGGCGTGAAGTCAGCACCGGACGTCAACAGTTCCTTTCTTTGCTCAATAACACAATCCGAGGAATCCGCGACAAGGTGACAAAGGAAGGCGGACGTGTCAATTCGGTGGGCATGAACGCGACTGCAATCGTGGAAGCAACGGCAAAGCCTACTCCAGAGGTTTTGATTTACGTCAATGAAAAGGAACTTCTGGACGAGCAAGAACAACTAGAAAAAACTCTTGGAGATTTGGACGGGAAACTTTCGCTCCTGAACGCCACAACTTTAATCGAAGTCTAACCCGAACTGCCTTCGGTGGCGAAGTGAGAAAACGCATGGGACACCTGCCAAGGTTACTTGGCTCAATGGAACAACGGCCTTTGGAGCCGTTTGCGTTCAAATCGCAGACTCCGACGAAGAAGCTAAGAGTTGAAAGGTTAAAGCTCTCTATGCTAATAAGCGAAGAATTGAAAGTCCAAAGTTGCGCAAAATCAGCCGCATCCGTGGTTCCGTCAGAGATGCCGGAAATGAGCGCCCTGTGTGGCTCACTCTCAACGTGGCTGCTGCGACTTGGAGGCAGATTCTAGTATGAAGAACTCGCACGCGGTCGCATTAGGAAGGCGTGGAGGAAAATCCACAAGCAAGCGCAAGGCAGCCGCAGCACGCCGTAACGGGAAACTCGGTGGCCGACCAAAGACTATTCGCTGACGCTTGGAGTGGCCGTCAACTGATTGTCTCGATGGAGACGCATGATCTACTTGCTGAGTTGTTTCCTGAAGTGGACAGGCCATCGAGCTACCGCGATGCGGATTCTTGGCTACTGACCTGCGCACCGTCTCGTAGGCCGAGGAATGTTAGGCGCTTCCTTGTTTCCTGGTTCAGGCGGCAGAAGCGATTCGAGCGCGGTGCTCAGTACGTTGTGGAGGATGGCGTGAGATGCAAGCTGCGGCAGTCAGACTTCAACACGGGGCGTGTGCGATGAGTTTTCATTACACGAAAGATACGACCTCGGCTCCTTCTTGGTGCGGAAGATGCGACAGGGTTACCGAGCATTTCGTGAGCGACGGAAGACTAGGGCATTGCTTAGAACACATTTCACAGAAACATACCAAGGCGCAGTTAAAGGCAATTAAAAAGAAGAAAGAAGACGAAGATAATCCGAAGTTGTTTTGAGGATGCGCGTGCTACTGCTGTGCGTAGGGAGATACAGGTGGGAGAGTGGCGAAGATGAAAGAACCATACATAAGAATTTCCATGAAGCATTGGGCTAGTCTGCCGTGGGAATTAAAGCAGGGACTATTGCTGCATCTACCTCAAGTTTGGTGCATTTGGAAACCGTATGTTCGCTGGATTCCTAAATGGGGGCGTTGGGTGCCTAACAACGTGGACTTAAAGTGAGCCGTCTAAAGCACCTAAAAGTTCTCAAGCCTCCGCAGAAGGCAGGCTGGGGCATGCGTGGCTACAAACGAGATACAGTAGCGACCGACCAGCGCCACTTCCTAGACCCGCGCAGCTACATAAGCTGGCCGAAGAACGGGCAAGCCCATGAAATTTTATTCGGTGAGGACAAGCGCATCCGGCGTATGGAAGTCTGCGATCACTTCGGAGGTATCTGTACGGTGTGCGGTGAGTACGCCAGTCCGCAAGTAGGATTCAATCAGGGCAGCTGGGACCATAAGGACAACTCGGCAGGTAATCGGTGCGACTGTATGCACAATGCGCTCTGGAAACATTTAATTACGTGCCATCTACCGAGGCACCCGCAGGTAAGACTGAGAAGCATACCAATGGAGGAAAGATGAAAGAAGCAGTAGATTCAGCCGCACGAACTCGAATAGACCAGCTTCGGTCGGAGTTTAACGCTCTAAGAGACGAGGCGAGGCAGCAGCATGGAATCGAGAGGGTTGAGACGTTAGAGAAAACAATTCTTAATCTAACTTTGCGACTGCGAAAACTGGAAGATGCAACGGGCTATGTTCCGAAGTGCGAATCTTGTAAGCAGGAATTGCCGAGGGGCTAAGAGGTACAAGGCCGTGCTGCTGCGAAATTGCTGGTCAAGGAGCGTATGAGATGGCGATTAAAACTGGACTGACGCACCAAACCACCGGAAAGCAAATGAGTACTGAGGAAGCGCATGCTGCAATAGCCGAGACTATCAAGAGGTGCGGAAGATTTATCTTGGCTGCTCCGATAGCTCCAACGCTAGGTGAGATTCAGTCATTCGCGGGACTGCCAATGCGCGCCGTCCGCTACGTGACATTTGAAGAGTACAAAAACGACTCGGATGCGAGTCTAGATATTTGGGGAGTTCTGTCTCCGGGGCAAGGGGATGATTCCTTCTTCGAGGTCGAGGTTGCGGATTAGCTTTTGACCTTGCGCGATTTGGACTTCGCTCTTACGCGCAGATGATTTTGAACTTTATTTTGTGGTGCTGAACTAATAAAGGGGGATGGGGCATGAGCGGGAAAATCAAGGTTCTTGTCGAAGGTGCTTCGGCTTTCAACATCGAATGCACGGTTAGCGCGGACGAATTAAAGCAATGGGATGCAGAGAGAATCACGCGGTTCTTTGATGGGGTGAGTGCGGTATTGAAAGCGAAATATGGAGAAGCGAGCGCCGCGCCCCGAGGAGGCCAAAGAGAATGAGCGCCGATGCAATGAAGCCGATGCTGCAATTTAAGATAGACAGCGCAGTGAGCTATACGGTTCACAAAGGCCGAATGCCAAAGGATGTTCACGAGCTGCGGGAATGGCTGCGTGAGTTCGCGGAGTGGGAAGGGAAGCGAGCGGATGCGGTGACGGAAGCCTATAAAGAGCACATGAACACGTGCATTAGGCCGCAAATTATTACGTACTAGGAGCTGCGATGACCCAAGCTGACAGGAAGCCGAAGCGCAAGCCGAGCATTCACAGGGCAATCGCCCTATCCCAAAGCATTCAAGGGATGTGCGTGGACGGTGAATCATTTGAAGAAATTCGGCAGCGTGCGATTAGGCTAACTAAAATTCTACACGGAATAGCGCAACGCGGCCCGCGCTGATGCCGCCGATTCAAGGGGAGGGACGATGAGAAGAGTTGAGAATTGGCTAGAGCTTTGTGGTGATTTGCCGAAGATAGTTTGCTTGTGTGGCTCTACGCGCTTCTATGAGACGTTCCAGCGGGCCAATTACGAAGAGACGATGCTGGGCAATATAGTTCTCTCGGTTGGATTCTACCCGCACGCGCAGAAGGAAGTTCATCATAGCGAAGATGTTGGATGCACGCCTGAGCAGAAAATAAAATTGGACGAACTCCACAAGCGCAAGATCGACCTCTCGGATGAAGTGTTTGTGCTGAACGTGAACGGCTACATAGGTTCAAGCACGCGCAGCGAGATTGATTATGCAGAAGAACGCGGAAAGATAATCAGATATTTGGAGACGCGTCCATGACCCAACCAAGTGACGTGAGGAGAGCGCAAGTGAAGATGACATCTGAACAGCGAGAAGCATTGGACATCATCCTCTCGAACGGAGAGTTTGAGACTTTGGTGCAGCATATCGAATTTCTGCTGTCCGAACGCTCCCTCGCACCCGCCACGCCCACGGAACAATGTGGCATCGACGGAGTGCCTTGGTCTGCATCTATAATGGCCAGCGGAATAGCAGAAGAAATCGTTAACCACTTTTCCAAGGTTGTTCCAGAGTTGATGGCGTCTCGCTCTGGAGTTGTGACAGAAGTTGAACACGAATCGCTTAGCGAGGAATTTCTCAATGAGATCACACAAGATTTGACCGAAGTGCTAATGGGCCGCGACAGTGGATGCATGGACCCAGAAGACCTAGACGAGACGAACTGCTCGTTTCACTTCGTAGAAGAAAAACTGCGAGGACTGCTAGTATCTGCGACGGCCCCACCCGCCACGCAGACAGGTGAGGTGCGGAAGGCCGCGAGGCAGCGGCATATAGATATAGCTTCAGGGATGTTCAGGCATTGGATTGCGGATTACGATGGCTCCCCACTAGAGCAACGCGACCGCATGATTCAGATGATAGCGAATGCCCTAGACGAAGTGGCAGCCAGTGCAGCGCCCACGCCGGAGCCAACGGGAGCGGATGAAATTGACGTACGGAAGTCCGCGCTATGCGAATTTAGAAGGGAACTCGTAGGTGGTGCGCTCCCTAGCGAGGAGAAAGATTTGACAATGGAAATTAAACGCGTACTGCATTGGGTGGATTCCCAAATAAAATGAGCGACCGACCTACGATGAGAGAACTGGATTGCTTATCTCGGATTCTGAATAAGGCGACTCATCGCAAAGTTGCAGACGCCTTGATGAAAGGTTTTTTGTGGGCGTGCTGGCCGGAGTGGTACGAACGTAACAAGTGGGAATATTACGAGTCGAAATGGCTGGCCGCACAGGCGGGGCAGAAAGGGGAGCGCAAGTGAAGCTGGAATATTATGTGGTTGTGCCGGACGAATTGGGCGCAGGGATTCGCGGATTAACCGATGAGATAACTG